CAGTCCCTTGTCTCGGCATCGGAAAAGATCACCTCCATGGTCATGGAATCATAGCCGATTGTAGCCCCGCTTGTCTGGCTGTACCTGCCCGTCTGGTAATCAAACAGGTTCTCGTACAGCACGCCGGCAAGCAGGGATTGAGCGGACAAGGAGTAGGCTGTTGAAAGCAAGGGTGGTTTAACGGTAGCAGTCAGGCTCATTACTGATCCCCCCTGCCATAGTTATACCTTCTATTCCTGAACATCTTGACCTGTCCCCCGTAGTTGGGGAAAGACTCGTAGCCAGAAGCGTACTGCATCATGAGGAAGTGATACCTTGAAGTTGTGTCATTCTTGACAGTGGCCATGCCGTTATGCGATTGGGCAAATGCCCCGACATTCATGTCCGTGCCATCGTTCCTGACCGTAGCGACCACGGCCCGGTCGGGATAGCGAGTAGAATCAATGGACAGGTGTTGGGCGTTGGTAAAGAAATTACCGGTAGGCACGCCATCGAAATCCCCGAACCATTCATCGGTTGGGATGAGCACAAGCGAGTAAAAGTCTATATCTGTACCCGTTGATATTGTGCTTCGCCATGTAAAGACAATGTTCCCGACCACTTCCCCGTAGAATGTCTCCGGGCCAATAACTATCTCCCCAATTTCATGGACTGTAAAGCCGTTACTGCTTGTAAGGTATGTCCCGGTATCTATTGCCGTACCAGGGGCCGTAGAACCGACTACAGACACCTTGTAGGTGAACTGTGTACTCTCGTCTGACAATGCTGTAACAACTTTGTATATTAAAAACGCCTTAAAGCTTCCCGTATAAGACTGGGAGATGGCTGGTAGTAGGGTAATGGTAAATATGTCCGTCAACGTTGCCGAGCCTGTGGAATAGGTCAGGTTTATGGCCCTGCCTGTAGCGGATTCAAGGGCAGCGACATCGCTGGCATCGGCATGTTGTTCGTTGACAAGCACGCCGCCCTGGTTTTGTATATCCGATATGTTGATATGCGATTCAAAGTTCGGGCTAACGTCTACTGCTTTAGTGCCAACAACAACCCTGTCTATGTCAGAGAACCCATCCTGAGATAGCTCAATCCTGGCTATGGCCGGCAGGCTCCCGCCGGTAGCGTTTTCTGGAACCTCGACATAGTTCTTGACTATGGTGTATGGTTGGTCAGCAACGATGGGCTGGGTCATGGTTCCACCAACGGCAGTGACATTCATTCTTACCCAGTAACCCGTAACGCCATTTACATCCCTGCTAACGATATTTGTTGGCTGATTCCAAAACACCGGGTTAATGCCCTCTCTTTCAAGCGGGCCTTGCAAGCCATCAGTAGCGTCTACGACATTGGCTAATCCTGTCCATGCACTACCATTCCAATACTCCCACACACCAGTATAAGACAGGGTGCTGCTGCTTGCCCCGGTGGTTATATCAAACACCAATGAGTTGAATGGCCCATACGGTAAGCCGGAATCTGCTGTCTGTTCTATGCCCAGGTACAGGGCATCGTCTACCTGCACGGTAGATGGCAGGATACCATACGGCGTAGCCGAACCGATAAGGTTACTGCTAAACGTGGTCAAGGAATTATCCCATGTAAAAGCATGGGTAAGATTGGCAAAATTCCGCTTATTGCCTGTGTAAGCTACGATGTTATCACAATCAAAGGCTGTGAAGTCTATGGTTTTTGAATCGTCCCTAGGCACGCCAATCAATTCATAATCTTCCGGTGTCAGTTCCTGATCCCACACCCCGACATAGGCCATGGTCGATACGATAGAGTCCGAGCCTCCGTTATTGCTTGCGCCAATGACCGTCCCGGTAGCAGATAAATTACCAGCCCATGCCTCCACGATAGCCTGCTCTGACACTAAGGCCCCGTCCAGGTAGAACCTGACCCTGCCCTCAGACTGCGACCATGTCATGCCCACGCTAAACCATGTGTACTGTGGGGAATAGTCTGTTTCTGTGTACGACACCTGATCCCCGTTGGTGGTGTAGCGCCACGTTATTGAATTGTCGGGCGAGGCAGGATGAAAGATTGAAATGCTGTAACTTGCATTCCTTCGCAAGCGAATGAAGTATCCGGCATTCCCACCAGACCACACGGGGCCTGACGTGTTACACCAGGCTATGATACTTCCCCTGTTGCCATTGAATACAGCGTTAAAGTCAGTGGAATAAATGTCAACATAGCCAGTGGTGATTGGTATGTACGTCGTTGGGTCAGGGATAACCCCACGCCAGAACTTCAATTCATCAAGTGTATTTGTCGCCGAATGTGTGCCGTCAAGCAACGAGCCATAAGAAGAATAGTTTACAGCGGTTGTCCCGGATGTCTCGTTCAACTTCCACAAGGCAGTGGCGGGCGCTGATATGGATAGCTCGCCGGTATTGAGAAGAACATCCTCGTAGGTCTTGTATGTGACGGTCGTATCACCAATCCTGTTGCCTGTCGGCGTGATTGGCTGGCATACGTCCTGTCCTGGCGGCAGTTCTAGCCATGGCGTGCGCTCGATAGTCAGGTTTATGTCTGTCACTGTGGCGGCACAGTCAGGTTGCAGGAAAGGCTGGGAGAAGGGGTTGCCATACTCGCCAACCATGCCGGCATGTATCCTGGCATACCGTGGCGATGTTTCATCGCTGGCCTGCACCATGATATAGATGGGCCTTTTCCCACGCTTGGGCTTGGTGGAATAGTCGGCTGCGTCAAGGAGCATGCTTGCCAGCTTGTTAGCCTGCCTGATAGCAGCATCCTGGTTTATGCCTCTCTGCCCCAATGTGATTGTCTCAATGATATTCCCAATCGTGTACCTGGCAAGCCGCCTGCCTTCGGCGAAGGCACTGTCCTGCCAGTACCCATCACCCTTGAAAGGCACGCCGGCAGGCCGCCAGTCCATGATGACAAACTCCCCGCCTATGAGGTTGACGGAATCAACACCGTTAGTTATCTTGCAAATAGCAGTCATGTTATAGTGAACCGTTTACCTCTTGTCTAATCAGCGAGCGTAGCTGGGCGACGTTCATGCCGGTCTGCACGTAAATTGGGCCAAAGTTACTTTCCCTATTACTGCTGTTGTTCATAACGGGGGGCGAGGTCATGTGCGTGATCGGTGCTTGGCTAATGCCTGCCATGCTTGCCTGACCCTGCTCCGAGCCATGCTGACCATGGTGGAAGTCCACGCCAATGCTGGCGGACTGGTCAAACAGGTCATCCATGAACGTAGTCAGCGAGTCCTGTATCACCTGGTAACGGTCTTCCAAACCAATCCTCAACCCGTCCATGATGTGATGGCCAAGCTCGATGCTGCGCTTGGAGGGGGAGTCTATAATACCAAGTTTCTCTGCCAGGATGTAGAGGTCGTTAATCATACCCTCCATCAAGTCCATGAGCGGCTGCACCTTCTCCTTGATACCGTCATACAGGCCCTGACCAATGTTCCTGCCAACATTCTTGAAGTTCTCTATCTGCCCGCCAACCCATGTTATGAACTCCTGGAAAATAATATCCACCCCAGCCTGCAATTCACCAATCTTCTCCAGCATGCCTTCTTTCATGTCGAAGAACAGGTCAATGCCTGCTTGCTTTATCTTAGAGATGTACCCGTCTTCGCCGACCAGCAGTTCTTTGAGCTTGCCTATCCTCTCGTCAACACCAGCCTTGAGGTCTTCGACAAACCCTATGATGTTATCCTTCATTGTCTCGATGAACCCAGAACCGTCCTTGCTCATGCGGCCCAACCTTTTCTCGGCCTTGTCAGCACCACCGAAGATACTCTGCACGAAGTTGGCAATACCGGTTTCTATCTTGGTAACAATGTCACCTGCCCATGTTTCTATTATCGTTACTGTCTGCCCTGCCCATGTCACGAACTTTCCCCATGTTTCCACAACGAAGTTCTCTATCGCGGTAGACAGGTCTCCAGCCGCCTGCTGGGCTGCTATAAGCTTTCCTGGCAGGGTCTCTATTGCTCCATTTATGAATTCTATTACCTCTACGAATAGCCACATACCAGCAGTAAGTGGGAATATTAGCAATAATATTGCGGTAAGCGTCTGTGTCACACTCCCAATACTTAAATCAATATCACCGAGCGAACCAGTAAACACTTCGCCTATGGCCTCCCATAGTGGTTGCCATTTTTCCCATGCGCCTTCCCATAGGGTTATCCACTCCCCAATGAATGAAAAGGTTTCTTCAAGCCTCTGTGGTATGGTGTCTATATCAGAGAAGAACGGTACATCGCCAAGGTCTAGCGCAAACACGTCTGACCATGCGTCTGTTAGCTCGTTGCCCGCAGTTATGGCTGGCTCCCATGCTTTGGCAATCTCTTCGCCAATACCAGACATTTCTGTCAGGAAAGTTTCTGCCTCTGCTTGAAGCTGGGCGAATAATATACTTAGACTACCTAACCCACCACCCTCTTCCGGGTCGCCTATCTTGCGCCACAGGTCTTCTGCCTCTTGCAGAATGTCTGGGTCAAGCCCGCCAAACAGGCTGTCAAGGTCAATGTCAGGGGGTTCTATTTCTGGCGCACCACCAGCGCCAATGTCTTCTAGTTCAGCCCCACCTGCTCCACCGACATTGTCTAATGCATCGGCTAACCGCTTGAGCAGGTCAATCTGTTCCTCGATAAGCTGGTTGTTCTTTTCTTGTATTTGTATGAACTGTAACAAAGCCCGGGCTCGTGCCTCGGCCATCTGTTGTTCTTGCACGGCTGCGTCAAGCGTGTCCTGGGCTGCTTCAACTTCGGTGTCCCTGACATCTTCGATGGTCTGCTGCTGGCGACGTAGTTCAATCTCGCGTAGTTCCATCTCGGCCAATTGCCTTGCAAGTGGAGAGGCAGTGGGGTCATCAAGTATTTCTTGCAGTTCGGCAATGCGCATGTCGTCAACAATCTGTTGACGCTGTCTTGATATAGCTTCAAGCTCATCGCTTATTGGCTTGAGCAGGGCATTGTACTTTTCCTGCACGCCATTCAAGGCGTCCTGTGCGGCCTTAACAGCCATGTTAGCCGCTTCCAGCTTGAGCATGGCTTGAATGTATTGACCAACTACAGCCCCGGCATTACCAAACGAAGCTGTGATAGCATTGATAGCATCTATTGACACCTGACCGGTGGCACGGAACGTATCAATCAAACCTGCAAGCGCAAGCCTAATATCCATGATAGCCGGGACGACATCAATCTCTTCCAACCCAATGCTGCGCAGGAAAGATTCAATGGTCTGAGCCAGGTTCTGGAATACAGAGAAATCCGCCTCTAACCATCCAGCCATGTAGGCTTCCATGGCTCCCTTGCCCCACTTGTCAAGGTCTGGTAGGAGCTTGGGCGGGGAGCCTGGCTTGAGCAGCTTGGTTATGCCGATGGCTAACTGCGTCAATACTTTGAACACATAGACAACGGCTTCTGCCATGCCCTTGGCAAACTGTATAATAATGTTCCTGCCCCAGGCATAGGCATTGAATGATATAGCCCGTCCTTGCTCGCCTAGCTTCTGGTTTGTTTTCTCGAAACTTGCTACGAATAAACCAACGAATGTGACAGCAAAGGCTGTCAATGCCGTAACAACCGCTCCAGGAATGGATATCAATGCCCCAAGGGCTACGGCGAATGTACCAAGAACGCTAATCAATGTACCAATCGAGGTGATGCTCAACCCAACGATGATCAGGACAGGCCCCATGGCCGCTACGAAGGCGGCGAAGGAGCCGACAAACAGTAGAATCTTGGGGTTGACCTTGACCATTTCTTCAAGGGCCGCTGTTATCTTGGGTATCTGGTCTAGGATAATGTTGACGATGGGGCGTAGGGTGTTGGAGACAGTTATGAACAATGACTCAAAGGCTGCTTTAGCGACGTTCAGCTTGAACTCAGTTGTTTGAGCAAACAAGTCAAACGCTTCACCGGTTGCTCCGGCGCTGTCCTTGATAGCAGCAAGCACTTGCTTGTAATCTTCAAGCAATGGGCCGGTAGTGATAAGGACACCGGCAAGACCACGGGCACTGCCTATAACACGGCTGAATGCTTCGTCGTCCTCGCTTAATACTGCCGACAGGGTGATAAGACCCTGAGCCAAGCCCTGTTCAGAGATGATAGTTTTAATATCAGCCATAGTCAGGCCGTACTTCGCAAGAGCAGTATTGGCAGCGGCGGTTGGTTTGAGGATGTTGGTTAAGGCACTCCGCAGGGATGTAACAGCGACTTCGGCAGGCACACCAACCCTGGTGAACGTGGCGATGAAAGCAGCCGTCTCTTCAAAGCTAATGCCCATCTGGCCGGCGATACCCAAGACCCTACCCATAGTACCTGCCAGCTTATCAACCTCGCCCTTACCCTCTCTAACAGCCTGTACGAGGATGTCTGTAGCCCGTCCTGCTGTCAAGCCTTCGCCAGCATAGGCTTTCATGGCAGAAGTGACAGTATCAGTTACAGTCCTGACATCGCCCAAGCCAATAGCCGCACCCTTGCTTGTTGCCTCGATGATTTCCATGGCCTCCGCTGCCGAGAAACCAGAGGAGACGATGTCGAACATGGCGTCGGCAAGCTCTGTCGGCCCAACACCGACAGAGCTAGACAGGCCCTGCGCTTCGTTGGCAAGTGATTCAAGGTCTTTAACTGCCACGTTGGCAAGCGTGGACATGCGGACAATGGTGGACTCAAACTCAGAACCAGCGGCTGTTACAGCAGCAAACGCCCCTGTAGCAAGAAAGGTTAGCTGGAAGCCCAAGAATGTAAGTTCATTACCGAATGACCTGACCGTCCTGCCTGCATTGAGCACGCTCTGCCCCATGCCAGACATGGACGAATTGAACGTGTTAGCAAAAGAGCGAGCAGATGAGCCGGTAATGCCCATCTGCTTTCTCATGACTCCCAGTCCAGAGTTGAATCCGGTCAGGTTCTTGATGACAAGAATGGCACCAATTTCGGTTATGTTTGCCATATTACTTAGCCTTCGATGCCTTTATCTTGGCAGCTTCCGTATGGTTATCTATAGCTATCTTGCCTCTATGCCATGCCAGAATCTTTGCCACAAACGAATGCGGGTAAAGACCCTGATCCAGTTTCCACAAATCTTCTATGCCGGCCCCGGCCGCTATGGCCGCATCCCAGATAGAGAAAGATAAGTTGTATGTTATCCCTGTGCTGATCCCCCCCTGTAGTTGGACATCAGCTATAGGTCTATTATCCTTCCGTACCCCGAAACGTGGCTTCTGCGGCCGCAATGTCAGCCTCACCCAAACCAGTTCTGGCAGCGATAGTACCAACGTCTTGCGGCGAGACCGCCACATATCTCTTGTACGCAAACTCCATGTCGAGCTCATTATCCATGTCAAGGTCTGACAGGTTGAGCTTGCCCATGCGTTCAAGCAGGCGCAGGTTTTGCAGCCATCTGCCATCTTCTGGCAAACCATCGACAAGCTCAACCCCAAACAGAATCAAGGCATCCATAGCCGATAGAATACGTTCGGTGCCAGCCCGTTCAATAGCTTTAAGGTATTGAGGGTCTGAATAGTTTGGTTCCTCTCTACCCTTCTCGTCAATCAAGACCATTGGTGGGTCTGGGTCTTGAATTCCAGATTGCACAGCGTCAATGAGCGTGGCGGAGACAGGGTGAATCTTGATCCGAACACCAGTGTTCAGGGTCGTTACTCCACCCTTGTCGCCCGCCAGTTCATGCGCGACTTTAACAGCCGCTCGTCTCTTAGTCATTGTTTCACTCTCCCTGTGAAGTTATATTCTAGTCATTTCCGACGATAATAAAGCCATCGCTACCGTCGTCGGCCAGCCCAACACCAATAACTATATCGGCATTGTCGGGGCATGTAGCAAGGGCATTGATACGGTCATTAGCAGGCAACACGCCTGATCCCTCTGGCATGACCACCCAGTCATAGCCGCCATTGGTGCTGCGCAGAATTCTACCCTTGGGCGTGGCGGTGTCATGCGCCATGTACAGGACAGAGTCAGTAGCCGCAACGATGTCTCGTACCACCCCACTGCCGGAACCAGAGAACGAACCAAGCGTCCATGTAGTCCCGCCATTCAAGGTGTAGTAGAAGTTACCGGTGCTAGTGCCAATCAGCCAGGTGCTCTTGTCTTTAACAAGGATGCTCGTCAGGTTGACAGACACGCCAACGGGGGATGGTTCAACAGCGCCCCAGGTCGTACCGTTCTCGGTCTTGATAATACGACCGGCATCACCAACGGCGACGGCAAACTCCTCTGTCAGTGCATCGACCTTGTTGTAGTCGTCAGTGTACAGCACGCCGGAATCAAGGGCTGTAACCCCACCAGTTGGGTCTTCGGTCATGTAAACATAGCCGTTAGCTCCAGTGATGAACGCCTTGTTCCCAATAGTCGTGATGGACGTTGGGCCAGCGCCGGACACAAAGCCCGTGGTTACTTCCGTGAACTCAGGATCGCCTGTGGCTGTGAACTCAGAAGTCAGGGCGTAGCTGATAGAGCCAGCGGTTTCGCTGACAACAACAACATAAGCGCCCAGGCAGGCAATGCCAGAAGCATCTTCCGAGCTAAGGGTTTCAATGTCATGGGCCAGCCATGTAGTCCCGCCGTTAAGCGTAAAGACAACATCAGCCGGGGTTCCAGGAGAACCACCGGCAGTTACAGTAACAGCGAAGTATTTGCTGCAACCGTCAGACTGGTCATCGCAATCACCGCAGGAAACATTGTCGCAATGAGTGATGTCAACTACTTCATTGGTAACAATGTCGCCTGCACGCGAGGACAGGGAAACCTGAACCAGTTCATACAGGCTCTCGGCCGAGATGTCCACGCTCTCGTCAACCTGTGAACGGCTGTCGGAGCTAAGAGCACCCAGGTCAGTAGCTGAATAATTGGTGATAGCCACATCTTCTAGGACAAGTTTCTTGTTAAAGGTGTTATATTCACGGGGGTTGTCACATGCGCCGAAGTTAATCTGAACATCAAAGTGACATTCCTGATTAGCCAGGCGGAGCATGGTGCTCTTTAACTCAAGAGCATATCTGCCCGTCAAGGTCAGGGTAGCACGGCTTCGTGCGCCCTGGATAGTACCGATCTCGATAAACTTGTCATACCGGTCGGGGTCATTAGATTCAATACGTTCGATGTCACCAATGTCAATTGATGGACTTCCAGCCATCCAATGGCTGTGATATGCAGGACGATGATCGGGCCGTGCTCGTCCCTCGATGATGAATACTCTGCTTAGGCCCGTTTGCGCAGGTATATAAGATGTCATATTTGGGCTCCTCCTTTGTCAGCGCCCTACTGGGTCTCTCTATACAGCCTTACCAGATGTTTCTTTAGCGCAGTAATGGCCGAAGACTGTAGGGCTGTTTGTTGCATTGTTACATCGTCCCATGTGACGATTCCTCTGTCTAATAATGCATTGTGTAAATCTATCTTTATTTGTTCCCAATCCATAAGCTCTATGTTTGGTGGGTCTAGTGGTAAGCCATGCTCGGCCATGCTGTCAGGGTCTTCGTCCCTGATCATTGACCGGCGTTTCTTGCCTAACCTGTCCTGCCACTCGACAATTCTCATTACCTTATAACCCCACTAATTATCTTGCGTCTCTTGCCACCACCCAGAGCCAAAGTCCTGAATACCATGAACTCTCCCCTTCGTGTGCCAAACGGGTTCTTAATGGCAGTGAAGTCAAATAAGTGACCCCCTGCCTCCCCAGTCTGCGTCAGTTCAATCTGTAAGTCCTGGGCAAAGGCTGTGACATTGCCGCATTGGCAGAATGGTTTGTATAATCTAGCTGTGGCAAGGTTCACAATTTGTCTGGCCCAGAAATCACTGAGCGTGTCGCATGTCCTGCCAGCCTGATACTCCCTGGAAATATCACCAGCTACATACCATATTTTAACATAATCTGGAGAACGTGCCACCGACCACTGTGAACTTGACCATCCATCAGCGTATGTGGCGGGCGCTGGGACAAGCGTGCCGTTCTCGGCATCCCTTGGCGTCAGGCATCCATCCTGGGACGTAGTCCCACAGACAGCGCATGACGTGCTCCCGCATGGGCACACCCAGTTAAACACGGCCGGGGCATCGGTCGTGTCAATATATTCCCTGTAAACATCCACCGCCGCAACGAAGTTTGCGGTAGTGGTTATATCTATGGCCGCATAGCCCTCGTCTGTCGGCATGGCAGATTGCAGGTTGGGGTCAACGAACAGCCATGAATCAAAGACCAGCGTGACAACACCACTAGAAGCGGTGCTAGTATTGGCTTCCCGTATCTCCCACTCCGGTAGGGCGTTCATGCCCTCGAAGTAAACCTTTATCTCGCATGGCGCGACAGAAGTTGTCAGTGATATAGTGGCAGTTTCAGAAAAACCATCACCATCCTCGTCGCTGTAGACGACTGCCTTGCTGCCAGAAAGCAGGGTCGTAGCCCGCTTGCCTGGCGAGATAACTTTCTTCCACCTGGTATTGACCGAGCGGAACATGCCATCATGTCTGATCCCGCCATAGGATTGAAAGTCTTTGTTATAGAACTGTGGGTAAGGGTGCTGTTCTTCCTCTATGAATGTTCGAGCCATGGGGTAGCCAATGAAATCTTCTATGGCATCCTCGGCGTCCTTGATAGCATAGGCAAGTTCAGACAGCGAAAGCTGACTGCCGTTCTGCCATGAATACTTTGGCCAGACATCGTTGCATGAATTATTTGACAGGGGCCAGACACTCTGGCCGACTGCCCCTACAAAATGCACTGGGTTAATATCAACCATCTTGGCATACCTGTGCAAGGATAGCTTGGTGTATGGCAAGGGCTGAGCGTTAATAGATATTGGCATCCCGCCCCCGGTCAATCGACACCCGGAAATCCTCCTCCGCTATCGTTGGCGAAACCTTAAAATGGTTCGGAGCAGCGCTGTCCACTAATCCGATGTATTCAATGTATGTTTGGTTTTTTATTGGCATCTAAAACCTCGCTATACCAAAACAATAGATGAGCGGACATAGTAAATTCCTCCAAACGCCTCGCTCCATGCGGCTGGGATAATTCCGTTTGCGGCCCGAAACTGAGTAAACATCCTGTTAAATACCCGACCGGCTGTAATATCAGAGAGCTTTGTTTCTGAGCCAACCGACGCGGCCGAAGCATCGTATTTCTTGTAATAAATGGATGTACCACGGGAGCCGCCGCTATTTTTTACGTAAAATATCCACACATCCTCACCGTCTGTTGACAGGGATATGTGCCACGCCGCCACACCCCCGCCAATGACATCATTGCTGATATTGCTCCACGACCCGGCAATGTTGCTATCTCGCTTATTAAGGACAATCAAACCATAATCCCCATGCGTATCATCGCAATACGCACCGTAGATAGTGCCGTCATCTAGTTGTACGAAATCTGTCTGACCAGCATGGCTTGTTCCGGTTCCTCTTAGCTGATTCGTCCAGCCAAGCGCCGTCTCTGCGCTCCAGGCTGCGCCGATAGAAGATTTTGTTACCTCGTAGGCGTCAATCGTGTCTCCTGCGCCCTCGTTATTGGCTATGCTAATATATCCATCTGAGATTTTGAGGATGAGTTGATGTTCTGGGAAATCTATATTGGCCGGGTCCCAATCAATGGCGTCCGTGTCCCCATTTAAGTCCGGCTGTATTTGCCGATTATCTCCAAAATTTACTGAGCTAACGCAGCGTAGTAACTCCGAAACCGCCGCCCCTCCATAATCTTTTGTTAGCCAGGCCAAAACGCTAATCGCTGGCGTATCCGTCCCGCTGTCTATGTGGCTAATTTCACCCGACAAACCACCAGATGTTAGTTTCCAGCGATAGACGTTAGATGTTTCTCCGCTGCTGTACGCACTCCTGTCAACGAGCACCCAGGCATACCACTCACCGGACACCTGGCCAAATACAACAGAATAAGCCTTTGATTCACCACCAATGCCATTGACCAGTAGGTTCCCTGTCCAGGACAGGCTTGATAGGCTGACCCCAAATAGACACCGTAACGAACCGGCCTTCTGGATAAAAAGCCAGTAGTTAGTCCCATCGTAGAATATGCCGTTGTTTTGCGGAACGGGAACCACAAACTCCCCGCCTACGATTTTGGTAGCTGCGCCATCCGTATCTATGGCGTTCGGGGTAGTTATTATTAGGTCGTCAAATGTCGCCGATGAGACGGTTGCCCTGAGACCGGCATGGGTGAGGGATGTGTTATTTGTTGCCGCCTCATAGATAAATCGGCTCATGTCAGAGGCAGCCGCCTCTATTGTTTGCCCCGTCACGCGGACAGTAATTTCGTAGTCTGTACTCGCATCAAATACGCCAAAATCCTCGGCGAGGGCAGAACCGTATAATGAACCATCAAAGTAAAACAACCGAAGTGAGTCATTGCTTGGGGCTAGATTTATTAGGTAATGCGTCCCGTCGGCCGGGTTGTACCTCACGACAACGCCGCCAGCGCCGGTTGCCGAATTAAATACGAGACTGAGCGTGTAGTCTGCCTGACCGACATCTAATGTGGCAATCCAGCCAGCCCCTCCGGGGGACGCCCCGGTGCTATTGGCCCGATTGCTCTGTATATCCCAATTCCCGCTCCGTTCTGTCCAAGCGGTTGAGGGGGTATTTACAGGAGATATAGCGTGTGCGTCAAGCGATGTACCGTTGGTATCGGTAAAGGTGTCGTGCAACAACACGGTTCCCCCTACCGCACTTCCAGAAACCGGCCATGCCCCGACACCAACATGATACACAGGCATAGCCCAGCGACTTGATTCTTGTCCCCTGCCGCTTACTTGTGTGATAGATATAGGGTCGCCACCGATGATAGAGAATTCACCAGACTCAATCTGGGCATCCGTAACTGGATACACAACACCTGGTACGCCGCCAATGGTGTTCAGGCTGTCATCTCCAATGACCTTAGTTGCTACTTTTCCAGACAGCTTGTATTTTGTCAGGTCAGAAGCTTCTATAACTACTACCGGGTTAGATTTCTTTCCCATATTATCTTACTTGCCCACCAGGAACGATGCGGCAAAAAACGCCAAGCCGAACCAGCCAAATGCCAGGCCAGGCACACCAAAGCCAGCCAATAAAAAGAATACAATTGCTACGATAAGCAAGATGATTTTTCAGGGGAACATGCTAACCTCCAAGGTCTAATAACTGTGCTACGATCGATAATATAAGAACCACAAGACCCATGCCCGCCGTCTGGCCCGCGCTCCTGCCTTCCTGGCTAGCCTGCTTCTGCTCAACAACGTTAAGCCTTCTGCCAGTCTCGTCCATGCGGGCGGCAAACACGTCCTGCGAGACGGCGCTGTTGGCTACATCGCCAAACGTAGCCCGCCATTCATTGACGGACTCGAAGCGGGCATTGTACGCCGCCTCTTGTTTCTGGACGGCCAGAGCCTGTGCCCCAAGCCTGGCGCTAATCAATTGCTCGAGTGACACGACCTGCTTCTCGAGCATGCGAATGCGTTCAAGGTTCATGGCATCATGATCGCTTATGATTCGTTCAACGTGTTCTTTAAGTTCAACGGTCATGTCATATAATACCCAAAAGAATGATTGCGGGCGTTATACCCAGTACCTCGGAGAACATGCTGTACACAGCAAGAACAAATACATAAATTAACAGGCACAAGATAACAAGTACCAAAAATATTAGCACCTTCTCCAATAGCCTCAACTCCTTGCATTAGTGTCGTTAGATGACACCATAGCACGCTTAACCTCCAGCAGTGCATTTGATACCGTCATGAGTTGTCTGCTAAACTCAGTCATAAGATCGGCCTGGCGATCCAAGGCGTTGAGAAACTTCTCTCGCTCCTCTATTCGCACAGATTTCTCGTATATAACCATTTCTTTGAAGGCCGCGCGTTCATCTTTTAGTGCGTCAAGAAACCTTGTCCTTTCTTCTTTGCGCTCTGATTGCTGGTCTTCCCATGCTTTCACGGCGAAGGGCCACATGCCCTTCCATACCCCCAACCCAAATACGACGAGTAAGAATGTTGGTAAGCCAAACTTAGCCGCTAAATCCAGTAAATCCATCCTAACCTCTCGAGAACCATGAGCCGGCAGGGTGAGACATTAACCACGACAGGAGCATCTTTACCACCTTTCTTTCTACCCCTCTCCCAGGATGCAGACCATCCTTCTCGAAGTCAGAGCAGCGGTACGCCAGCCCGTCGGGACGGGCATTCAACCCGTCAGCCCAAGTATATGGGCCCCAGCCTATCCACGGTACAGTATTGCTTGTTTCGTTGTCCCTGACCAGAGCGTCGATGGCATAACCACCCTCCCGCGCCCATGGCTCAAGGCTTGTTTGCAGGCTTGAGTACCCGCCATATTCTCTGCTTGTAAATGCTATAACTTTTATATTGGGGAATCGTTCCAGCAAGATGTCAACGATGGATTCGAGATACCCTTGCAGGACAATGGCATGCTCCGGGTATGGCAAGACCTCGAACTTGGTGGCGGCATACACCCAGCATGCCTGCACCTGCGCGGCTTCTAGCCCGGCACGAGCAAGTTTCATGTCAAGCTTGTCCCAGTAATCGCTGCCTGGATCGGCTTGCATGGCCGAGTCATAGCCGCCCTCGGCCCCATTGCAAAGCACGACTTCGTCACGCTTAAAACCTTTCCGGCGATCATGCTCCATGAAAGCGTTGAAGATTTGCACCATGCTTGACGGGCCGACTGAAAGGAAACCAACCTTGCCGTTGGCACTTGGCGTGCCGTCGGCGTCAAGCGGCATGATGCTGTAGCCGGCAATGTGAGCCCGGCTTTGTTGCTGGATGGTCATGGGCACTATGTGGTTGTCGTAAATTGCCTGTTGATTTGTTTGTGTATTTGAACAGATTGCCATACCCCTTCCCCTATTTGATTATCTTTCAATTGTACCCTAACTTTGGCAATATTGCGAACATGCTTAGAGCAAGCGGTAAAGATAACATAAGGGCAAGTTCTGGCAGGAATATGTACAGTACGGCTAGTATGGTACCGTACCATACGGAAGAACAATAAACACAGATTATTCCCCTGGCAATCATGCTCTTCCCATACCTGTCACTGTTTTCGTCATACCTGACGCCGAGCATGTACCTGAACTTTTCAAGCACTCCCCATGGCCCGTCTTCTTCGCCAAGAAGCATGGACAGGCGCATGACGGCCAGCCCTAAGACAAACAGGTGAACAAGGCTCATGCTAGTCATTTACTACGGCCTCGAGATAAGCTATGATTGCTTCGGCTTTTGCCTCGCCAATGCCCCGCACGCTTTCCTGCAATCCAGTCGCCCCAGCCCGCATGATGGCATCTCGGGTCGTGAAGCCTGAATCCTTCATGCTTTGCTCGATGATAGCCGTCACACCAGGCAAGGTCTGCAAATCCAATTCCTTATTCCACTTGTCCTTGATGCGGGCAAGATATGCTTCGGCATCGAACTCCTGGACAGGTGGCGGGGCAGGCTCATTGGTGGCAAGAGCCTGGGTTTCTATGGGGATGAATATGTGGGGCGAGTTCTTTATGTCATCGCGGTGTACTAGGAATGTGTCCCCGCCCCCGCGATAGCCATAGTATTTCCCTGTCGCATATCCTTTGACCACGTGCTGCCCACGATTGCCGTGGTTGTATCGAATAAGGATCATGTCTTGATCTGCTTGCATGTTCATAGCTTGTTTCGTCTCCTTGTATGTATTCTGTACGGCTTGTGCCGCACTTACTTTTTCATTCTTCTTATCGCAATTACACATTCTATTCCATCCTGTACTTTGCTTTCATGTACTGAAATAATTCTTCTTTCATCCTGTAGCCTGTATCTCTTCTTGAACCAGACATGAACCTGTAGGTCATTAGTGGTTGAGGGATACGGCAAAAACACTTACCAGCCTTAGCAAGTCTGACGAACAGGTCATAATCTTCATAGCTTGGCATTGCCTCGTCAAACCCACCGACCTCGTCAAACCACCTTCTTGGCATTAATGTTGTCACATTGCACCACAGGTATGGCGGGTCTGTTGGTTGAAGCATGGCCTTGTTCTGGTCAAAATCAGATGCCCTGTATGACAGGACGGATAAACCGTTTGCATCTCTGCTGACAATCTTTATCCCACCAGCCAACTTGCTTGGGTCGTCTATGACCGACACCCCATAATAATCGCTGTATATCATAGCCTCGTTCTTAGTCCAGGCATAAAGCATTTCAGACAATGCCTCCGGGTTCAAGAAGTCGTCTGAATCAAGGAAAAGTATCATAGGCGCACGTGAACGTTTAACCCCCATGTTTCTTGCCTTACCAGCCCCCATGCTTCCTTTCGTCTCTACGAGACGCATGTAGGGGTAGGCTTTCATGATTCTTTCTGGTAACGCCTCTCCGCTGTCATTGACAACCACCGCTTCCCACTTGCGAAACGTCTGGGCCTCAAGCGAGTCAAGGGCGTCTTCAAGGTAGCCAGCATGTCCAGGCCCAACAGGTATTATAACAGATATTGCAGGTTCATCATACTGACGACATGCGTGCGATTGCCGCCGGGCTGTTGCCATGCTGGCGACTGGATGTTCATTATCTTTCGTCCATGGATGCCAGTACAGCCAATCTTTCTCGCGGTATTCCTTGTTGCCTGACACAAGTCCAGTCATCCAAGAGTAATGAAACAGACCAGCGGTTGTGACTTTTCTAGCATTGTACCCATATGCCCCTGCTCTTAGAACAAACTCAGCATCTTCTGCTCCAGCGCCTCCGGCACCAGTGTATCTTTGCTTTTGCCCTCCAAGTCTTTTCCACATATCAACTCTTCCGACATGGCACGTTGGAACCTGATTCTGTCTTGCAAGCTGTTTGTTGTAATCGTACTCTCCGGGCCAGTTGCTCAGTCCTGACGATCCGTCTGGCTTATGATATGCTAGTCCGGTGTATGTGATTCCGAGCGATCTATCCTCTAGGAGCGGAGGAATGCATTCTTCAAGAAATAGCGGGTCTATCCAGTCGTCTCCATCTAGGCAGCAGTAGAATAGGCCGCTAGCTATGGATATTCCGTAATTCCTTACTGTGGCAACGTTGCCGTAATCCACAACATGATAAGAAAATCTCTTGTCGTGCCCTATGGTTTCTAGTATGATCTCTTCTGAATTATCAGAACTTCGGTCGTTTATAACGAAGCACTCTAGGTTGTTGATGGTTTGGGCCATCACACTAGCTATTGCTCGAGCTATTGTTAGCGATTTGTTATGGCACGGGATTATAACCGTGACTATTGGTTCTATCTTCTCGTTAACCACGACCATCTCCTTCCTTTTTTTATATCCGTTATCAACTGGGGGCTTACGCCGAACTGTCTTGCTATGTCAATCTGTATCACTCCAGAGTCAATCATGTTAGAAATCTTCACGACGGACTCTTCGTCTAGTTTAGAACACGGGTTGCTTGACCCTCGTTGGTCTGGTGCTCTTCCCTTGTCTACCATGTCCCTTGCGTTGTCAGATGCGGTTCCGGCAAATAAATGATTCGGGTTAACACATGGAGGGTTGTCGCACTTATGAAGTATAGATAGACCGTCGGGTATAGAGCCAACAAATGTCTCGTAGGAGTAACGGTGAGCCCTAACGGTCTTTCCATCAACCCAAAAGCCGCCATACTCTCCACCCCTAGTTCCCCCAATCCAGTTCCAGCACCCGTTTGAACCTTCGCGAATCTTTGACATAAATCTCTCGATATTTGTACCGCCCCTGGAGCATATGGGGCAGCCCCGAGGAATGTGAATATGATTCGTGGCTTCCATAGTGAACTCCCCGTGTAATCTACAAATAATTAAAACATCCTCATGTGCGTTTTTATAATGCACGTAAGAATAGTCATATCTGTCTCCATGAATTTTCTTTGCCCTGTCCACGAATTCATCAGTGGTCAACCTAGTCAATGTAAATACTCTCCTTCGTTGATGTGCAGTGGCCTTTCTTCTACAAGGCATGCGTCATAGACCGAAGCAAGTTTCTTAACAGCCTTATCCCAGGTAAACTCTTTAACCATGTCAGCGCTGTTCCTTCCTAGCTCTTCTCTGTTCTTAATACAAAACCTCAACCCATTTAACAGGTCTTCCATGTTCCCAGGCTGGGCCAGGTAACCATTCACGCCATGAATAACAAGGTCTAAGGCCCCGCCATAAGCAAAGCTAAGGATTGGCTTGCCATGCGCCATGGCCTCCAGTATCCCAATACAGAATGTTTCTTTAACAGTGGCTAGATAAACTGAACAGCCTGAAAGATAGGACATCATGGCGGCATGCGGCATTGGGCCGGTAGTCTTGAGATTTGGTAAAGACGTAGGCGAGAACGTTGACATGAAATGCACGTCAGGCGCATTCTTGGCCAGTATCCCAACAGGGGTCGGGTCACATGCGTCTGCGTTACGGTTCTTGTTCCAGAGAACATACTGACCATCATAGACAGGTGTGTACTTCCACCAGTCTATCCCATGCGGGATGACTATTGGCGAGAAGCGCATATCTCTCTGAAAGACCTCCTGTACCCAGCGCGATGGGACTGTGGTATAGCGTGCCCTCTTTACCCCGTCAAGAACCTGCTCATTTGCCTTCCATGCCCATGGTTCAACGGCATAGTCATTCGACCAGTACAGCCCGTGACAGTGGGCTACATCGGGGGCAATCGTGGCCGTTCCGGCATGAATAGCAGAGATGTCATAGTTGTCCTTATCGTCAGTCACTTCCCAACCATAGCGTGGTAAATATTTCTCGTATGCCTCGACAACACGACGTATACCGCTTTCTGACTTACCAAAGCTTGCGGACGAAGGGTACATCAACACTCTATTCATTAACCACTATGCCTCTTGCTGTATATGATGTCCTGGTAATCTTGCCCTGCCTTTCAAGCTTGGCTAAATGATACGTTACCACGCTCGTTGAAGACATGCCGCACCCTTTAGCTATTTCACGGACAGTTGGTGGGTAGCCTGTCTCCTTGATGTATTTCTTGATATATGCCAGAGCGTCTAGCTCTCTGAACGATTGCACAGCCATATTGTTCTCCTACCCTTTCCGACGCTAATTTCTGTCCTGCCAATAACCTGGGGCTTGTCCCAAAACATTTCAAGGAACTTGAGCATGTCCAGGTCATCTGTTATCTGTGCAGGCCCAGGCCCGTCGTTGGCATACTGCATTTCTATCAACGAAGTGCCGACACACTTACTCATCCAATCCAGTACGGCGACAGGGTTGCTTGTGTAGGGCAGGACGCTGAAACACATGCCTATGTCATACTCTGAATCATGCGGCATGTTGACTATATCGTCAACAAGTACAATGGTTGTCTTGCCGATCTCGAGGCATGTTTCCTTTGCCTGTCTGGCTGTGTCAGGGTCAATGTCCACACCAATCACCCAGCTTGCCCCATCCTGCAAAGCACGGGACATGAAGTCTCCTGGCCCGCAGCCAAGGTCAACGACTGTCTTACCAGTGAAGTCAACATACTCCCTGATCTGACGCCACATGTCTGGCGCACGCTTATTCATCGACGTGATACTTTCCTGTCAGCATGAAGTATATCCCCTGGTAAATACCAGCCTGGCTATCTTCTCTAGCCTGTTCTTCTTTAATCTTGGAGGACAGGTACTTGCTAACTATCTTGACTCTATCTGCCTGATACCAGCCATAGTTAGCCATGACATCTCTGTTAAGAGACTTGATGTCTGACATCTTTTGTACGGCAACAATGATACTTCTGCCCCTGCCTGTCGCACCAAGCATGTCTGACAGGCGGTCAATGGCATCGGTGGATATACCCGCCTTGACCACGACAACATCACCATCCTGAACAGGTAGGACTTTGTACTCAACTGTACCATATTCATCATCAATAAGTTTCTTAGTGTTCATTGTTTCTTTCCATTATGCACTCTACTTCAAGTTTCTTTGTTATGATAATCGTAGTCTCGCCCTGGTCTGTATAGCCAGTAATGGTTGACAGGTACGATAACAGTTCGTCCCATAATTGTGGTTCAATTCTAACAAGTTTTGCTAGTGATTCCAGCGATGCCATGCTTCTCCCCTATAATAACTACGTTCATATCAAGTTCCCCAATGCCATCCATTCCATGGTCTGCTTCAACCAGTATGCATCCCCTTCGCCACGCTTGTCAGGTCTTGGGTCGCATGTCAGGCGTGACTCGGCAAAGTCTACCAGGTAAGGCTTGTTACCATGCGGTATGACGCCGTACATGTCCAGGTCGCCATGCCTGATCCCTTCTTTCTCGAGCAGGTGCAGGACAATAGGTAGATGCCAGAGAAACTCAGAGTAGTTTGTAACCTTCTCTGGTTGAATATACTCAGTCCTGATAACATCTGTCTCAACCCTTTCGACCTTGGGGGCATAGCCATGCTTGCTCATGCGAGTCAGGCACCAGACCTCGTTATCGCACAGGGTCTTAATCTGGCGCTTGTATACCCAGGCCCCGTCTTTCCATGTTTCACTGCACATAGTAATCCCTCAGTGTGCTATAGATATGAGTCATGTCACTCAGGCTTAACCCCTGATGACAGCCAACATAAAAGCCATTCTCGTTCACCCACTTAGCAACCGGGTAAGCGGCCTGGTTTATATCATAGACCGGTTGGTTTGTCAACGGCAGCATCTCCCTAGTTTCAATGCCATGCTCTTCCAGGTACTTGCACACCTCCCACTTGTCCCCATGCTTTACTACTAGCGGGAACATCATGAAACTGTGCGTGTTACCGGGCATGGTGTACGGGAATTGCAGGTGATCGGAAAGGATGTCACGGTAGACACTAAGGTAGCGAGCATTCTCCTGCCGCTTGGCAATCATGTCCTCCCATGTTTCTAGCTGGGCCAAGCCAAGAGCAGCTTCAAGCTCTGTAATCCTGAAACTGTGCCCGACAGACACGAACTTGAACCGCCTGTCCATGATCTCGGTGTTCTTACCCTCATCAATGTTTGTATACACACCATCCCTACCGTGGTTGACCAGCGATCTAACTCTAGCGGCGTATGCCGGGTTATCCGTTACGCTCATTCCACCAACTCCCGTTGCGATTAGGTGTGCCATGTACGTAGAGAAACACGTTATATCTGCCCAATGGCCGATTGGTTCATTGTGATGTGTTACCAGCATCGCTTCGCACGAATCCGCCAGCACACGTATCTTGTCGTTCTCTTCCCTGGTTTCGTTGCAGGAATTGACGATTTCTGTAATGGCTTTCATGTCAGCCATCTGACCAAATAAATACGTGGCTAGAATGACTCTTGTGTTCTCCGTGATAACATCAAGAAGTAAGTCGGGGTTCATGTTGTAAGTCTGGCTATCAACGTCAACAAGAACCGGCGTCATGTTATTGAGAATAATTATATTCATGCCAGCCACGAACGTTAGTGATGGGCATATAACTTCATGATGCCATTCCCATCCGTGCTCTTCTTTCATAGCCTGTAGGGATACCTGTAGGGAGGAAGTACCGCTATTAGACAACACTCCGAACTTGTTTCCGTGTATGCTAGATAGCCTCGATTCAAACTCTCTGCACTTATCTCCATATGAAATTCTATTAGAGTCTAGCACCTCTCCAATAAGTTCTTTCATACGTGGGGTCGTCTCGAAATACCCTACTCCGATCATTGTAGTAACTCCGATACAGATATTACCTTTTCTCTTTCCTCGTATAGCTTTTTCTTTTCATTGTATGCACCAGCGGCAATGACATACTTAATACTGTCCGGGTAGGCATAGCATACAAGCCTGTAGTTCGTGTTACCAGCGGGGTAGATTTTATCAGCATCGGGGAGGTCAACCCTCTTGACAATGTCCTTCCCAAACAATTCTTCACCAATCTCTTGAATCTTTTCCCTTCCATCAGGAAGCAGGTTTGGTGAATGGGAGACAAACCCTTCGCCATGGTATTCCGGGAAACCAATAGACCTATCACCAATTATAAACGCGCAGTAGTCGTAGTCGTATTCAGTTGTGACACCATGCTTCTCGTAAAGAGCAACAAGGTCTGACAGGAAAGCAAGAACTTTCTTTTCTTCAACAGGGTTAATTATCATCTTCTACACTATCCTTCCATGTGTATCGTTCATAGCCATATGTTATCTTGGGCGGTAAAGATTGTGGTCGCTCTAGTGGATACATACCCATGGTTGACACGCCACCAGAAACCCAGTACGGTGACGGTGATGGAAAGGCTGGCTCGTCATCAAGTTCAACCACCTTATATTTCTTTTGCAATGCCACGAAATCTTGCAGCAAATCAAGCATGTCACTCATGCGCCTGCTCTCCCATGTCCCCGAGGAATTCCGACCAGTCCCAGGCATGCCTTTCCTGACCAGGCTCAACCTGGTCAACCATGGCGCATTCTGCGGCGCATGCCATGTAACCTGCTGCATCAATGTAGTGATCCGCCTTACCTGGGGATGTACGGATTCTAGCCACCTTGATCAAGGCGCACATGACCCCAACGTCATGCGGTTCAATAACTTGTTTACCTTGAAGATATACGTTCCAAAATGTTGCTATATCCTGGAAATTTCTTTCAGGCTCGTCATAGTCAAGGTTGCGGTCACGCATGATGCATTCCCTGGCCTCGTCTAGTATGTATTCTCTGGTTGTAGTCATTGTGCAATACTCCTTGCTATAATTATAAGGACTGCTAAGATAAACCACAGTGCGGCAGTCTGAGAATATGTATGTTTAAACTCTAGTCCGCGCTCGTCTCCAAACAAGTCAACTAGGGCAAAAATTCCCATAAGAATTGAAAAGACTATCCCAAGCATATTATATTCCCTCAAATACGGCAGTGGAGACCCAGAATTTCATCATTTCTCTCTCAACATTTTGCCAATCGGCTCACCGGTTTCGGCGTTAATCACTACTTCCAGAAAATGTTTCGCGGTTTGAGTGCCTTGCTTATCAGGCATCAAGTTAATGATTCTTAAGTTGGCTGCATCCAGAGCGGCCATAACAACTCGAACATCTCCAGTAACTTTACCTTGCTGAACCGCATCCCATGCGTCCATTAATTCATCTAGCATCCACTCGGTCATTGTGGTGATCCTATGAAAGATAATAACAAGATTGCATAAACGAAAAACACCACAGCGCCAACAGCTATCTGTGCATTCTCTTTGTCATCTGCTTCGTACCACCTGTCACTACGACAATACTCATCGCCAATGAATTTTCCAACAAGCCACGCTGCAACGAGTGATGGGCCAAGGGCTACTATGAACAGTGGTGAAATTAACACCAGTAACGGAAACTGAACAAGGCTTGCCCTGTTAAATCTTCCGTCATTGCAATACCAAAAGTCATGCCATCTTTGTTTCATGTCACTCTCCAAATTGCTGCATGTCCCACCCGCTCCCGCCAGGTAGTAGTGCATAGAACTCGGCCAGCCATGCAAATTCCACGGCAGCCTGTTTCAAGTTTCTTTTACTGCTTCTGCCAGACTTATACGCGCCCCATGATCCCTTGACTTCAATGATGATCATTCTGCCATCATTGTAGACAACGACGAAGTCGGGCGTGTAATTCCCACCCGTCAGGTGCAGGACGAATGGCTCATAGTACATGGCAAGCATGTCTTCATGATCTGGCAACCATTCGTAATGCCTTTCCCATGCCCGCTTTTCCAGCTTAGACCGGAAGGCAGGTGAGGTAGAAATGCTTCTGGCTCGTGCTACAGGCATGCTATTTCCTGAACACCGCTATGGTTTCGACGCACTCCACGAACTCCATAACCTGCCCATCCACCCATTCCATGACAGCCTTGTCAACGCCATCGTAGCTTTTAGGGTGTGGGTAAAGCTTGGGGCTATACCTGTTCCCTAGCCTAGTGTATACCATATCTTTGTTGTAATCATGCACCAGTAACCATCCACCGGGCTTGAGCAGGTCGCCGAAGACCTGCATGTCTCCAATGCAACCCTCGTAGGTATGGTCGCCGTCTACAAAGACAAGGTCTACCAGCCCTTTATCCCATGCCTTGCCGATCTCAATGCTTTCGCCATGGTACTGGGTCAGGCGATCATGCACGCCTGCTACAAATGCAGATAGCTCTTCTGCTATCAAGCAGCCAAACGGTGAAGACTCGGCTGTAATGTCAATGGTGGAAACATGACTGTCGGGTCGAGCCTCAAGAAATGCCAATCCGCTAGTGCCTGCCCCTGAACCAATGTTGATTATTTCAGGATTTGGGGGCAGGGTAGCTGTGATCTCGTACAGGTAGTCAAGCTCTTCCTGGAACAAGTAATTAAACGCATCGCGCAATCGTTGTGATTCTCTCATGATGTCAACACCAAATAAATAATCCACTGGATAGCGACACCAATAATATACACCATCGCAACGGATACAATATGTTCAACGGAGTCTATTTCGTCGTCTGGGGTAAAGGCCATCAGAGTCATAGAAAACAAGAGGCCGATACCACAGATAAGCACTGCGGTAATCAGTAGGAATGGATAGGCGATGAAATTTGCTATGAATTTATTCATGTCCACTGATCCAACACGCCATCCCTTACCATTGCCTCGACATCAAGCGGGTTAATACCATCAAGGAGTATGTTTCCTGGATCGCCTCCACGAAATGCAAGGTGAACCCTGATGGGCCAAGCGTTCGTGCCGATGACGATAACATATCCGTGCATCGCCGCCAACCGGGGCGTACCCTGTAGCTCAACCTGCCATGGTGTTTCTCCTGGAATAAGCGCCCGAAGTAAGTGCTCCTTTCGCCAAAAAGCATCCATGGTTGATAAATGATATTGACTATGCGGGTCTGACCATACCAGGTCAACGTAGCCCAGCTTGCCGTACAGGCTGACATTGCCACCATTAGCCCACATGCGGTCGCCAGTCAAGTCAAGGCGGGCGACATATTTGAACTGCTCCATATAGTCGTAGCACATGGTTATAACGTCTTCCTTGACAGGTTCGACAATCCACATGTCTTCAAGGGTGAAGATGAACACCTCATCAGGAACGTCGTGCAAGAACTTAATGACAGCATCAGACCAGCGGCTGACCGGATATTCCTCGGCCTTGCCAATGCTGTGAAAGCTGAAACGTTCAGGCATGTCGAAGTCTGGTTCCGTAAACCCACCGACCACAACGTCTGGGTGGGACGGCCAATACTTCTTGAGCAACCATGCGTATGGCAGGACGGCGTTGATATAATGATCAGACGTGATGAGCAAAATCCTATACGGTTTTGTAGCCATCAAATATTTCCCTCTTTCTCTCCAGGTAAATAGAGCAATCTCTATAAATCCACTCACCAAATGCATCTACCTGATCCCGGATTGTGTAATTTATGTATCTCAATCCAGACCCATGTCTGACTATCTTGTTCTTTTTTAGACCGATCTCGCTATAAAGCAAATCTCTTACCCATGACATTAGTTCAAGTCTTCCGCAGAACGTTACCCTGGGACTAGACCGCAAGAACGAGCCATCACCATCGAAAAACCCTCTGATCCAATGCCGATAGTAGTCATGCGGAATCCTGTTGGTGCAGCATTTGTGATCCGGTCGGCCAGGAACAATTCCTAAATCAGTTAATCTATCGTATAGGTATGCGTCCGATACTGTGAATCTAGTTTTGTCTCTCACCATTCTTGCCCTAGATGTTGTTCTTAGAAACTCGGAAATCTTAGATAGGTGATCATGATCACGCGCGGAAAGGTTGATCTCTAGTCCAGGCCGACTCTTGCTACAATATCCATCTGCGTAAATAAAACCGAGCCAATAGCATGCAATCTCATCATTCAGGTTATCAAACGCGCGAGACCATATCTCGTGCTTCTTCGGCTTCGAGTTTCTTATCTCAGTGCCCATTTTATTCAATCTTTTCCATATCAATTCACGGCTGACATTGTAAGATTTTGCTATGTTCTGGATTGACCGACCAGAAAGGTAGATTGCATTAATAGCGATCTCTTCTTCGTTCGTGAACGCCCTTGATGGCACCCCCTATTCCTCTTCGTATTCAGAAGCATACGTAAGGCATGCTTCGTATCCCGCATCTTCTAGGTGCGCTTCAACCCTTACAGTATCGGCACTAACCAATACACCTCTTCCATGCCACACAACAGTGTACTCTTTTATCATGCAACCTCCTCATAATACCATTCCAATGTCTTCTCTAATCCCTCAATCAAACCTGTCTTATGCTCCCAGCCTGTAGCCCGAAGCTTAGCAACGTTAGAGCGGCGGGCATCATCGCCCCCGCCCTTGCTGGCATTCCAGTATGGTTGCAGGTCTTTGTTCATCAGGTCAAGCAGGATGAAGACTAACTCTCTAATGCTGACAGCCGTCTCACCGCCTGTCCCGATATTATAGGCTTCCTTGCCATGAGTGTTGTTCATCAAGTGAACCATGGCATCAGCGCAATCTTCTACGTACAGGAATTCTCGTACTGTGTCAGGTGAACCATATACCTCAAACTCGTCACCGTCACTTGCTGCATGTATCCTGTTAATCAATGCCGGTATGACATGCGCCCTGTCGGGCTCGAAATGGTCTCGGGGGCCAAACATGTTCTGGCTTCTGGCCGCTACAACATGCGGCAGGCTGGACCAGTACAGGGCGGCATACTCGCCGTCACGCTTGGACTGGCCATACCCCCAGTTAGCTACATGAGGGTGGCCAAAGTAACCCCACTCTTCGCTCTTGCCACCCTGCATGGCAGGGGAGACAATGCAGGTCGAGGACATCTGTAAGAAATGTCCAACCTTAGCCTCCTGCGCTGCAATGACAGGGGCAACGAGCGTGATGACATTGCTTTCAAACATGCGCAGGCCGCGAGACATGTTCCAGTCCACACCGCCCACTGCGGCGGCAAGGTTGTATACCATGTCCGCGCCGTCAAAGAGCTTGGCGCATGCATCTGCGTCTCTAACATCTGCTATAATGAGACGGGCATCCGGGTTAATGTTTTTGCCACTGCTCATGTCGTCGATGACAGTTACATCATCGCCGTTTTCCAATAATCGTTCTACTAGATGGGAGCCGACGAACCCGGCCCCGCCGGTCACTATTACTTTATTCATAGGCAGTAGTATACAGCACAATTGTTTTAATGTCAAGGAGAAAAACATGAATGAATTTAACGTTGGGGATAGGGTGGAGCTTACATGCCCGTGTCACAAAGGAGTGACGGGAGTAGTTATCAGGGAGAGTGTCGTGACTCAGTTTGTTGAAGTCAATTGCGGTGAGACAGAGCTTGGCATTGTCCACAAGAGCATGCTGAAAAAAGTCGAACGCCCATGTTACATGAGCATGTAGCATGATCATGATCTAGTAGCATGCAGCATGTAAAAGAAATAATAAAAGAAATAAAAGCATGAGCATGATACCAGGACAGGAGCATGTAACATGCTATCATGGAGTCAAGAAAAATGCAAATAATTCATGTTCATTTTAGCGGTTTTCTCATGTTGTATTAATGTTCCGCCGCGAGTAGAACATTACATTAGAGGAAGATGAGAGAATTATTTGCCTTCACACAGGAGCATTACAGGTGGCAAGGCATGATGGTATAGAACATTACATTAGAGGAGTATGAGAATGATAGTATGTATTAGCTTTAACAAAGTCTATGGTTTGGTGTCGGAAGCGTGGGGCGGGGATATTATTGCCGAGATTGAAGAGCGGGATTGGCTATCTGGTGATGGTTGGTTTTATGCAGTGATACGAAACGGCCCCGGAAAGGGGCGTGTGGTCAGGGTTAATAGGAACGAGATTTCTATGCCGCCATGCATGATGCAGCGAAAAAGTTAGTATATAATAACTGCGAGAATGAGCGAGATGACAAAGCATGACTAATGGCAACGGGCAAGGAGTTTTTTTATGACAAAGAAGTGTAGTAAATGTAGGGTTGTCAAACCGCTTAATGAATTCTGGAAAAACGCCAAAAGCAAGGACGGATACCGCCCAGATTGCAAAGCTTGTTATGGCAAGCCAGCAAGAAAAGATTGGGAGTGTAGGAATTGTGGGGGAGTTGATAGAAACAAGTGGGGAGCGTGTGTATCGTGTAAGGCCATATCTGACGCTAGATGGAGAGCCGACAACGCCGATAAGGAACGAGAGCGCAGTCGTCGGTGGGCAGACACTAATCCTGAAAAGATAAAAGAGGGTAAGCGTCGTTGGAGAGCAAGCAACCCAGAAAAGGCCCGCGAAGGTAATCGCAGGCGCAGCACTCGCTGGCGGGCCAATAACCCCGATAAGGTGCGTGAGAATAGTCAGAAGTGGCGGGTCAACAACCCAGACAAGGCTCGCGCTGCTGTTTCCCGGTGGCAAAAGAATAACCCCGAAAAGCACGTCGCCAATCAACACCGCCGGCGAACCCGTAAAACCCAGGCGGGCGGTTCCTATACGGCGGCTGAATTCAAAGCCCTGTGTGAGCAATATGACAATCGCTGCTTGTGCTGTGGCAGGTCGTTCGACGAGGTTAGGGTGAATGTAGATCACATAATACCCATCTCTAGTGGCGGGACTAGCAACATAGATAATCTACAACCGTTGTGCCAAAAGTGTAACTTCGAGAAGCATGACAAGATCATAGATTACAGGAAACTAAAAAGGGGTACCGGTTAAAGTACCCCTTTCCAGGAGAGTGACTCAACTACAGCGAGTTGTTAGTTCCAAACCGCATAGCTTGGAGTGTTACCAACTATAGAAACCCCACCGTCTTGCCAGTATGGCGACGTTGGGTCGCTATCACGCAGATGCTGCAGAGGCTCGTAGAGGACAGCGTCAATACGACCAGCAAGCTGCGGGGTGCGCAAGACGATGCGCTGCTCCGTCTTCACCGAAAGTTTGAAGCACCATTTTTGGTCTTCAACGGCCCATGAGAACATGCCGTCGTCAGTCCAGAATACTTCTTTCCCTCGCAGGTAGGTGGTATTCTGAGTGGCCAAGGAATCCTTGTAGTTCAGGTATTCACGGTATGTAACAGGGAAGCCGCCAGTAATGGTCAAGGGCACGAAGTAAATCGAGCTAGCATACTGACCCAAGCCAACGTTTGCGTTGTTTATGTTGGTATGCTCGAAAATGCCCGTGTCAAGGTAGACTGGATAGCGGTTGCCATTGATGTCAATGTACAGGCCGTTCCGCATGTTATCGCGTTCACTAACGTTCACGTTATCGTTGATGACAATGGGGTTGGCACCAGATGAAGTCGCGCAGCGGTTAGACAGGTAGCGGCATGGCCAGACAGCGGACAGTTCAAACCAGAGTTCAGGTCGCATGAAAATGCCCCATGTTACCGGGTCAAGGCCCATGCGCTCGGCATTGGAACGCAGGTAGAACTCGAGCATGGCCAGATATTCTACAATGTCTCGGCCAGTGCCACCGACTGAATCATAGCCGAAGTTCTTGACATCAGAGTCAAGGGCAGAGCACAGAACGCTGGCGTTATCAGCATCAATCTGTCCGGTTGCAATTTGGGCGTCTAAGCCTGGGAATTCTTTATAACCCCCACCAGCATTGTTATTGGCAACAGACCCCTGCCACATTTGCTTGGAAAGCTGTCGTTCCATGTTGACGGCAGCGATAACCATTTCGCTCTTGGTAACGACGTTCAGAATGTCATTCCCGTCCATGTCCATTGGGGAAAGATTAGTTCCGCCCAGGACACGACCCCGTAATACAAGGTCGGTGAAGTCCCCGCGATTCTTTTGCAGCATGACTTTATCCCATTCAATCGTTTGGGTGTCACGTTGCAGCCGCCCGAATTGGGCGGTCAGCTTACATGATTTAACATACCCCGCTGGAGCATCATCGCACGGTGTAGCAGCTTCGCTACCGTTCGTGTCGGTATAACCGGTGATAGAAGCGAATCGTGGGTCTTCAATCACAGAGGGCAGAAGCGGCAATGCGCTTGACAACCCAGATACCGGGCGAACGTGTGCGGTAATGACATCGCGCTCAACAGACTGATTACCGAACAGACTCCCATTTCCATGGAGTTCGGTAAACGTTCCTGTCGAGGCCGGGGTCTTGGTATGCATGGAAGCCATTTTTTCGATTGTTTCTTGCTGTTTTTCAGCAAGTTGGAACAGACGATCAATGTCTTTAGTTTCCATTTGTCCAGCCCTCCTCTCGCCAGAAAAGGCCACCGCCGTTCGGCTTTGACTCTACAGGCCCGGAGCGAGCTAATGACTTTCGTCCATCAACCCGTGCGTCCTCATTACCAATAACCGATTGTAAAATACTGATGCGTGAAGCCTTGGTGCTTTCGCCAACAATTTTGTTGTGTTCTTGAGCCATGGCTTCAATGCTGTTGGCGTTCGCCTGAGCCAGTGCTTGTACCGCTACCATCCGGTCGTTGATAGCTTTTACGCTTTCAACCAGGATGCCAAGTAATTCATCATTGCGGTCTTCTACTTGTTCTACTACTTCTTCTACAGCCTCTTGTTCAACCTGAGTCTGCTCTTGAGCCACATCGGGTTCACTGACCTCTTTACGAGGAAGGTCACTGTTTTCAGCAACCTCCGCAATTTTCGACGTTGCGTTGTCCAGCTTTTCGATAGAGGCTTCTGCAATACCCATGTTGACTAAGGTCTCCCGATCTTCTCGAGACAATCCTTTCTCTGACATGTTGTCCTCCTCTTCGAGTACAATAAACCCGGTCAGTTTGTTTGCGGCCCGATGCGCAGGAAGAGGTGAAATCTCCTTCGTGGCGTGCTGCAAAATAATATTTGGGTTATCCGGGTCACGAATAATTGATTCAGGTGACATGCCATGAGACAGGAGTATGTTTGTCTGCTTGGACAGGCTGATAGCTATATCCTCGTATTCAGGATAGATATAGCCTGCAGCAAGCGCAAAGCCGCTGTCGTAGCCGACCCATGTGGCCTTCCCCCATGTAGTCCCCTTGATGTGATGAAGCCATAGTTCGGGGTAGTCTTCCCTCCCCTCCCTGACTTCTTTGACGAAATTAAGATGAGACTGCTCACTGATAATCTCTTGTGGGTAATCGTCATCTAAATATTTATTGGAATAGCGTGCAAACCACAGCCACTTGCCGGACTTGTCCTTGACAATCGACATGTTTTCAGGCGTGCGAAGACCACTCTTGGAATATAATTCCTTGAGCTCGTCTCTGTATTCTCCATCGAACCATGCCTTGTTAAGCAGGGCAGGATCAATATTACCGGCTTTATCTTTGACCCGTATATACCATGTTTCCGGGTCTTGCGGATTATCAACGATTAGGTAATGGCTCGCAGGGAATACTTCGTCTTCCTCGGATTTCATCGGCGTGCCTTTCATGGCAGACCAGATGTTTAGCAATACCTCAAAGCCTGATGGCTCCCCCGTGGCTTCCACCCCGGCACTTTTGTTTGCGTTGCTTAACCTCTCTGAGTATTCTGAAAGCAAGGACGACAACGCCGTTGTCTTATCCTCAATCTCATCATCCATCAGGATGTTATCCGAAAGCATACTGAAGGCTGACCCCAAAGACATAATGCGGGATGCTTCTTCTCTTGCTTCGACGAGTTCCTCGAGCTCCGCAAAGGAAACTGGGCCATATAGACCCCCCTTGTTGCTCATAAGACCTCCAATTACGTCTATCATTATTATACTTAATGTTTCATTAAAATGCTAACTACTTGCTGAACAGTGCAGTCGAGGCGGCATTGATGGCCGCTTGTACCTCAAGCACGAACAAAACCCTTCTTGTGTCAGCCATGGTTTCAAGGTTATCGCGGGCTTCTATGCCCTTGCGTGGGGTCTTGTAGAACCCCAGTGCCTTGCCCTGTCCGGGCCTGGCTGCAAGCGAACCGCGCCTGGACTTGCTTTGCCAGCCCTGCGACATCCTTCGCCACCTGACGCTTGTCCCCTTCTCGACCCAGATAAAGCGCTTGTCCGTTGTGAACATGCCTACCTGGTAGCCCCTGGCGATGCGCTTGGAGCGCACGTTCCACCTGGGCTTGTGTTCCCAAGTGGACGTGTACTCGCGCATGATCTTAACGTCAGTTTGAATTTCCTTCCACAGTGCTTGTCGTATTACTTTGTCCAGTAGCTTGCTGTTCATCTTGCCCGGAAGTATCGGCTTGATCCGTATCACCGCTGGCTGTGCCATTGCTGTCCCCCCTTAAATCTGTGCGCTGCTGGTAGATAGAGTCTGTCGTGAACCGACGCATTCCTGGTGGAATCTTGTCGAAGAATTCGTTCTGACCGACAACCTCGTATTGGTCATGCAGCCAGTTGAGGGCAGAACATGCCATCTTTAACTGCTGCGTTTTCTTGTCGCTGGTTGTCTTGGCTAGTTCGCGCAGCACCCCGCTCTTTACTTTCTCTAACTCTATCATAGAGTCTTCGCGTTCATGATCCCTGATGATGAGCAGGTCGCTAACGCCTGACAAGTGCCTTTCAAATACAGGCTCGTCAGAGAAGAACAAGACCCCGACCTCCTGCCCATTAGGCAATCTACCTTCGTCAATCTCCATCATGTTAAATTCGCTGCGATTAACATCGCCGTCATCCATCATGCGTTGCCGGGCAATGCGGATGGTCATGGCTCCTGACGCCAGGTCACGCTCCCTGTTACGGGAACGAATGTCGCGGATAAGCGCCCGCTGCTGGTCTTCTTCGTCGTCCTTGAAGTCAAAGCGCATGCGCAATAACGGTTGCCCATTGCTGTCAGTGGGCATGAACTTCATGTTAAATTGGGCTTCGAGAGAGGCTGCTGTCTGGGCCGGTAACTTGCCACGAGAACGCAGACGACGCAAGGCTGAGTCAGCCTTGTTCGTGCTGCCTGACCCAGTAGGCCAGAGTTCAGACGCATCAAGGCCGAAGGCGGCGGCAATGGCGAACATGCCCATGTTAATGGTCTGCTCTTCATCGAACGGGTCTTTATGACCCAATGGGATAACGTCGATACCGATGTCAGGGTTCTCAGAGCCAATGGCCACGGTCTTGGCAAACCTCTTCCTGGATTCATTGTTAGCGCTCTCTTCACCTAACCAGAAAGCATCCATGATCTGCTCGCCTGTTATGCCCTTGCCCAGGATAAGCTGGTTCTGCGGCCTGGTACCAAGCTTCTCTTGCTTGTAGATCATGGCGTCGATCATGATTTGGGCTATGTTAGCCGAACGAGAGACGGCGCTGAAACCTACGCCGTTCATTTCAGCCATGCTGCTTGGCATCTGCGACATGGTTATGACTCTTGTCCAGTGCATTTTGTATCGCTTGTTATCATCCCCGGTATAAACGACAGGGAATTCAGGCGAGCCTGTGCGGGTGCATTTACTGCTGTCAAGATGTCTTACGGCCAACGGCCTGCCAACAATAGGGCCATCAGCATCACCCCTACCAATGATTTCAAAAAAGGCTCCGTTATCTTGTGTAAGAAGGTCTTCTATGAACTTCTCGTATGCCACCAGCCAACCCTGTCCAAACTCAGACATGAACAGCAGCGAGTCGGTCATCTCTTCGGCTAGCTTGGCATGATCCATGTTGCTTGGGTCTGATGGCACTATCTCGAATGGAATGCCTGCCAGCTTGGCCTGAGCGTTATAGACGGCGGAGCTTAGATGGCCGGACTGTTTCCACAGGCTGGCAAGGGCTGTATCGCGGCGAGGTGACCACCATGGTGGCAAGAGCTCGCCTGCCCGAACAAGCCATGACAGCACGCTCGTGGAAGCAAGTGGGTCTTGGGGCACGAAGCCTGTAGCTTCTTCCCTTGTCTCTGAAACTTGTGTTAATAAATGACTATTAGGCATGTGCCCTCTCTATTTGTGACCATGATACAACATCAATCTTTCTACCCCTGCCGTATGACTCGTTCCATATGAGATAACGAAGTGCGTCGCAGTTATGGGTTAAAATACCATTAGCGAAGAATTCGTGATTATCAGCGACGGCCAGGTTATATACCGGTTTTCTTTTCCCTGTTGCGTATGTACGCAGCACACGATCTTGTGCACGTCCTTGTTTTTCTGTATTTATTGATTGAGAACTCTGCTCCGCACCACTCGCATATCCTCTCTTCGTCATCGACGGCAGAGGCTCTTCTAAATGAGGACTTGCAGGCGTTTGAACAGAATCTATTTGTTCCCTTCCTGTCAAGTGTTTCGTAGCTTGATCCGCACTGGTTGCACGATAGGGTAATTGGTTCTCTTCCAATCCAGGAGTTCTTACCATGTTCTCTGTGCCATGCTCGTCCCTCGTCGCTTCTGTGCCATTCGGCAGCGGCCGAAAGGGCTGCCCTGGTTGGTGGATGGTATACTCTTTCGCCAGCATGAAGCTTCTGGTGTTCGCTGTTACTAGAGACGGAAACAAGATTGCTTGGGTCATTATTAAGCGGGTTGCCATCCGCGTGATGGATGTGTGCGCCATCTGGAATTGGCCCAAAATTGTCCTTGTAAATCTCTCTGTGAAGGCTCTCGATTCCCCGTTGCCTGTCAGCAATTCCTGGGGAATAATACGATTTGTTTGCCCATCTTTTAGAGTTTGGGTATCGCCGGAATCTGATTCCCCCGTAAGTGATAACTTCTGATTTCGACATTCGTTTCTCCTGATGTAATTAGATATGCAATCTATTGTATCACCAGGAGACATGGAGTGCAATTCAACGAATCCAGCACCCTTCACATATATTGGGTGATTACCTGTACCCTCTATAAATCTTCCGTCACTTAATTCTAATCGCCATATTTCTGCGTCTGAGTCCGTCATGGACGAAACTTCAACGGGCCTTGGGCCAAGTCTTGTCATGACCATGTCACCAGACACTATGTCTTCTATTTTCTTTTCTCCGTCTGGCGTAGCCACCATGGTTCCGGCAACAAGGCAGCCATTATCATGCTCCTTGATTACCCGGCCATCATTATCCATGGAATACTGGGCCATCTCGCTCCTGAGCATTTTGCAGCGTGGGTGGACAAGCACTTTCCTGACGCCGTTATGGTCTTCGGCCAGCCACTTGCGCATTTCTTTGATAGATTCGTCAACGTGCATGGTGTTGTAGATAATATTTCTTAACCCATTCTCCCGACATGCCCCGTCCAATGACGCAGCGGCCCTGTCCCGCACGATCATGTACGGCCTGGGCCAGTCCTTGAGCTTCTCGGCTATATGATTGCTTGCCAGTGTTTCAATGGCATAGCTTTCGTCGGCAATGACAAGCACGCCGTCGGGACGACGCTGCGCAAGGAGCATGGCTCGTGGATGAGAATTGGCGGTGTAATACCCGCTTTCCCTATCATACGTCCCGGAATAGCCATCGTCTATGGCCCAGATAATGTCCCCGCCATGCGGGTCAATGACTGCTTCGGCCGTAACGTTACTACTCTTACCGTTCTGATCGTCTTTCCAGGTGTCGAATATAATACCGCTACCGCTAACCCACAGGCCAAGCACCTCGCGCTGGTACTGAACACCAGTCAATGATTCAAGGCTTTCTATGTACTCTATCGGTAGGTGCGGGTTATCCTTAGCACCGCTGTAGTATACTTTAGCCTCGTCCTGTAAGATAAGCCTTCTGTTAATCCAATGCAATGGCCCGTCAGGGTTCGTCGAAAGAACAATCTGCCTCCATGGGGCGGCCGTCCCACGAACCAATGCTATGATCTCGTTGTAATCTTCTTCCGTAAAGTCCTTAGCCTCTTCCATCCACACCATGTCCGGCTCCCGGCTCTTCATCCTTTCTCTTGCCGCCGGGTCAGACATGCCATCGTATATGAGCGTGCTGCCGTTGTCGTAGACAAACATGCTGTCATTCTTGTGATGCAAGACCCTGGGATCATCGCCAATGACCTTGGTTGTCAGGTTATGCAGGACAGACTTCTTCAAGCTTGACTTGGTCTTGCGCACGACCTGCACAACAGCGTTCGGGTATTTCAAGCAGAAGGCATGAGCACGTTCGGCAGCAAGACGGGAGTTATGGGTTGGAATATGAGACTTCGTGATTAAGTAAGAGTGAAGCGGACTGTCAACTTCAATACATTTTACAGGAACAGAATCGACCTTCTTGATTGATGTTATATACCTTCTGTATTGAGTTTTACGCAGCTTAGACTTCACTAGATTAGCCTTTCTTGGCAACCAGAATACTTGAATATCAGACGTAAACTGTACTCTCCACGCATCATATGGCTCGCCGTTAAACTTCATATCTCTCTTAGCGATATGGGCCTTTATTCCTAGACTGCACGCTATCTCGAATATGTCATTAGCAAGCCTCTCGCTTATAACTGTTATCTCCGCCCGTCCGCGACCCGGTTGTATATGTCCGTCCGCATCCATAAGGCCCCTGAGTACTTCTAGTCTTTGGTTCACAGAGGAATATTTATAGATGTCTGGGATAAATTTTGTAGCCGATGTCTTGTCTCTTAGACTTAGTTTAGACAGGTTGTATATAAGACCATGTCCGTGCAGAGTTAATTTCATTCCTCCGGTATGGCCGATGAGAACGTTCCATGCCTCTTCTTCTGTATCGAACATCCCCAAATATTCCGAGTCTCGTTTATATCCATCCTCTGTCCCATCTCCATTGGCCATGGCTACGTATTTTTTGCCATCGGAGTGTAGATATACCCTGCCAGAATTTACTTCTATATCCTTAGACCTTGCTCTGTTTGTTAGTATCTGGTACGTATAGTTATTGCTGGCGCTAGGTCTGTGTTCGACCGAGTGTCCCTCTTCTAGCTCACTTGCTACCCTGTCTGCTATCTCTGTATCTGCCGTTGTGAAAGATACGTTTTTAAGGTACCCATCTCCGATAAGAAATCCAACCAACCATGCCGATACCGGAAGTTCCTTTTCGTCGTGCTCTACCGAACCACACACTGAAACCGAATAGCTATTCTCCCTCCCGGTTTTTTGATTATGAAACATCGTCTCGGCGGTCTCAATCACTCTCTTCGACCTGTTCCCGGCTATACCAACAACCCATTCGTGGTTAGCGTCACAGATGACAGACTCTCCAGTCGAGAAGCTAATTTCATAGCATGGCCTAGCAAGCATCACATCAGTTACCTCGGTAACCGTTGTTTGTTTTCCACGCTCGTCAAACACTATGTCACCAACCGATATGTCCCTCATTTTAACATATCCGTTGGTGGTGGCAATATCGGTGTCTATATAGAGCGCTTTTCCACCTCCCCTCGAGCCCGAAAATAATATGACAGGCGAGATGTCTGCCCATGGCTTGGCCTGCCATGGCAGGGGGTTGAATGTGTTGATGTACCTGTAGGTGGAATTGTGCGTAGTCATCGCAGAAGGATGATACATGCGCTGGCCATTATACAGGTCTGCTTTACCGTTCAACTATCTCTCCCTCGATGATGTCATTGCTTGGCAGGGACGGCCATGCGTCAGGCGACACGTCCTTGACGGCATAGCCCTTGATAATGATTTCCGACTTGGTGGTGACATCAATGCCCAACCTGCTTGGCGCATACAATCCCAGCAGCTTCCGCCTTTCTTTCTGTAGGTCGAGGATGATATTAAAGAATCTTGGGTCGCCTACGCCACCGCTCTTCTTGATTATTTGGGTCACGCGCTGAACCCTTAATTCGTATTCATCCTCGTCGGGTACGTAGCCATCCTCTTGCTTCATGTACCTGGCTATCTTCTCGACAGTTTCCTGAACCTCGTCGCCGCATGAGGCCCGCCATGCCCGCCATGCTTCAGCTTCGCTGAAGTCCAGCCTGTCAATCTCTTGATTGACAAGAGCATGGACGCTGGCCCTTTGCTGCTCGGCCCAGTCTTTCTTGATAGCCCCGACATCATTGGTAATTGTACGACGCGACAATGTAATTCCAGTCTCTTGTTCGAGTACATCACGTATTTGCTGATGGGTGTACCCTTCAAGCAGTAGCTGGGCAGTTCGCCTGCGGTCATTTAGTATTTGAATCTCATTTCGCTTTGGTGCTGTGTCCCTCATAGAATCAATTGTATCACACATTAACGTTTAATTAAAACAAGGTCAACTTAGGTATTTTGTGATAGAATTGCTGGTATTATGATATACACACTGGATCGAAGTGGGTTGAACGGGGCATTGATTACCCCGACATCGAAAGATATAGAGGAAATACTCAAGAAGCACAGTGGCCAGTACGAGTTCCTGGGCCATGATAATTTCCTGCTACCTCTATTCTATTTTGAGCTTCCACCCCCAAACGATTCCATACGAGGAATAACATGGGTACCAGCACACAAAGAAGCGTAGTGGCTGATCTACTGAAAAACAGCAGTTTGACAAGCGCCGAGATTATCGAGGAAACCGGGATAAGCTACGGCGATTTTTATTCTATGTTCAACAGGACACAGGTTGACATCAGAGATGCTGACATACGGATATACAGGCTTGTCGGTCACGATGGTAGTGACCCCAATGACAAGTGTGCCGTCTGTGGCATCATACTACTAAAGGATTACTCTGTAGTCCCAGAGACGTGGGGGGAGTTCCAGAGGGAGGCTGGGAATATATGCACAGCTTGCTTTCAAGAACTATGTATATTCATGCCCGACTCAATGAACGCCCTAATATCAACGGGGTGTGGCGTGTGCGGTAGTAACGATATTGGGTTGTACTTTAACACCAGTATCGCCATCTCCCCATCGCAAGCCATCCCCTTATGCAGTAAGCACAGGAGAATATTCTATGAAGAAAAATGGGAGAAGCTTGTCCGCGACTATCATGGTCGCATTGACAGCGTCAAGCTTTTTAATATCCTTAGTGGGGAGTACATTCTCCCAGGCTGGGACGACATGTACATCTGCGAGGAATGCGGCTACATGTCTGCCTGGGAAAACATGCCAACATGCGAAGAGGATCAAGAGATTACATGCCCGGAGTGTGACTAATGAGGATTAACGTCCCGGTGTACAAAGAAGGTGATACTAGTTATGTGTACATCGACGACATTGACCCCGTCTACCGCGAGACTATAGCCGACCTTGCCATGCGCAGGCTGGAGATATTCGAGGTGAATGGAAAACATGCCTGCCCGTTCGAGATAGTCCTTGAATGCTCGGCTGGTAATGTCTTGTCTTAGAGAGAGGAAAAGAGAATGAAGTGCTATAGATCATCAGAAGAATGTTGGGGGGAGGTTAGTTTGGTGTCAGTGAACGGTAGGGTGGGGGGAGCATGCTCCGGCCACATGCAGGCTAAGTACAGGCCGCCTGTACTTGAGATAGACATCGTTGACGCAGACGTGGCTGATGGCAAGACCATCACAGGCTACCTGAATATATTCATTGACGAAGAGATAAAGGAGGCAGAGTTCACTGTCTTTGGTAAGGACGGGTTTGGTGAAATATACGCAGAGATACTTGCCTTCAAGAACAAGAAGGCCAAGTTGGGTAAAGGGAGGACAACGCATTTGTTTGCCGTTGTTGACCTGCTGGCCTGCGATTTCAGCTACATGGATAACATGTTGGGCAATGGGGTGGTGGTTAATACGGTGACACTGTGAACGAAAGCCCACCAAATAACATAGAAGCAGAAGAGGCATTATTGGGGGCATTGCTCATTGACCCTGATGCCATCAAGCATGTACAGATTGAGGCTACAGACTTTTACCGGGAGGTAAATGCCTGGGTATATGAATCGCTTGTTAGTCTTGACAATAATAACAAGAGTGTAGACCTTATCACTGTCACGGATGACTTAAGGAAACGTGGAAGGCTAGAAGACATGGGTGGGGAAGGGTATTTGCTTGGTCTGATTAACGCTTCTCCAACATCATGGAATGCCAAAGACTATGCCAGGATAATCAAGGATGCCTCCGGCAGAAGGAAGCTACTTGCCCTGGCCAACATGACGGCCAATCTGGCTTATGACGAGGGGGGGGACTTAGAAGAGCAGATAGCCGCAAGCGAAAGCGCTATCCTAGACCTTTCTACAACCAGGGTGAACAGCGATGTCAAGACCGGTAAGGCGGTGGCAAGTGAATACCTTGATTACTTTGATCAAGGTGAACTGGTTGGTTCAAGGACTGGGTATAGCGAGTATGACAACTTCATGGGTGGTGGACTTGCGTCCCCGTTCCTGCATGTCCTTGCCGCTCGGCCGGCCATGGGCAAGTCGGCCTGGCTGACAGGCGTGATTGCCCACAACCTGTTCATCGAGCACAAGCGGGTGCTGTTTTTCAGCCTTGAGATGACTGCCAAGCAGATGGCCCAGCGGCTTGTGGCTCACGAGACAGGCATAGACATGCACTTGCTGCGGGGCGGCAAGCTAAGTGATGCCGCCATGTATAAGGTGCATGCTGTCGTTGACAAGATTAATAGCTCGTCTCTTTTCCTTGACGAGACTGGGGGGCTAACGCCGTCACAGGCCAGAGCCAAGGTAGCCAGGATAAAGGCGGTGCATGGATTAGACCTGATCATCTATGATCACCTGCACCTCATGGAGCCTGACAAGGGCAGTGGTAATGATGTCTACGACATCGCCAAGATAACAAAGAGATTGACACAGATAAGCAAGGAGGCCGATGTAACGTCCATTCTTGCGGCGCAATTAAACAGGTCACTGGAAAGCAGGAGTGACAAGCGGCCTACACTTGCTGACCTGCGTGGGTCAGGAGCCATTGAACAAGATGCTTACTCTGTTACATTCCTGTACAGGGATGATTACTATGACCCCATGGGAAGTAGCAGAAAGCAGTTGGCGGAAAACATTGTCGCCAAGAACCGGGATGGTTCAGTGGGGACGGTTGAGCTTGTTTGGAACCCACGGGCGGCAAGCTTCATGAATATAACAAGGAGTATTGTACAATGAGCAACATACATGACTACTATTCGTACAAGGCATTAGACAAGCCAAGAATGGTAAGGGTGACAGTCGGGCAGCCGGGTCTAGGGGCCGGGAAGATGGGGTGGGTAGTATCGAGTAACCACAAGGCTATAGAGTCGATAAGGGGGAGGGACAGGACCGAAGCGATGCGGCTCGAGGTTGATTACGTAATGGTTTTCAAAAAGGATGCCCTATCTTTGCCCTTGCATGAATTAATGAGGATTGGTAGGGCCGGGTATGTATACGAAAGACACCTGGAGTTTATACCAGAAGAATGCATGATGGAGGTTAAGAATGCCGAACGCAATACATGACTACAGGGGGTTTGGGGCCATTGAAGTACAGAAGGTGAGGGTTGTTAGTAATGACCCTAGCGGGGTGAAGGCCGGGCAGATATGTTGGGCTGTAGCAAGACGTTCAATGTACCATAATCCAAAACAAAACAGTGATGCACATGACTACATCGTTGTATTTGACAAGCAAGACCTATCTGTACCAGTAGAGCATATCATGCTAGATGAAACTAGGGCTAACTTTGTGTTTGGAAGTAAGCTTGAGTTCATAGATTATAGGTGTATGATGGAGGTGAAGAATGAAGTCCGATAAAACACTTATTACAGTAAGGGTTGGTGTCAAGACTGAGGACTTTCGTAGTATGTTGGCAAGGAGTCTGAACGAATACTATATATCGTATCATGAAACAGGCGATTGGTGGGCAGATGGTGGAAGGTACATCTGGGGGTATCAGCCGGGGCCGAGATGGAATGACGGGTTCGTGGAAGAGAAACCATGCCCCATGGAGAAAAGATAACATGAGACTTGAATCATGGCAGGTGAACTACCTGAGCAAGAAGCTGGAAAAGCCGTACACCACGGTCATGAACTGGAAGAAATATGGTGTTCCGGGACATGCCGTCCCTGTCGTCAGGCGGGCATTGAACCTTGCCCCCTTGCCGGTAGAGGAAGCAGAAAAGCCAGTATTTGACAGCACGCTGTATTTTGATATAAATGCAGCATCTGACAGGCTTGGGTTAGCGGCCCGCACCGTTGGCAAGATGTGCTTTGACGGCCGCTTGCCTGGTATCAAGCAGCATGGCAAGTGGTGGGTCAGGCGTGATTACGTGAACAGGTTTTCAAGGCTGCACAAATTAACAAAGTATGAATTAGTAGAGAGGATTATGAACGATGAAAATAAAAAGCCCAATGAATATCAGGCGTGCTGAACGGGCGCTTGAATTGTGGGAGGAGTGGTTCGCCGATGATGGTGATCCTGTAGTTAATTATACTGTAGTTGATTATATGTGTTTCTTCTGTCGTTCTATGTCACGAAGGAACAATGTTAATCATGAACATGATTGTATTTACATTAGAGCAAAGGAGTTACTAGATGAATAAGAAAATGATATTACTGTTACTACCATTGCTGCTTGCCATGTCTGGGCAGGCGCAGGCAAGAACCATGTGCACGAACGCAGTGCAGGCCGGAAAAGCGGAGATACCGTTGGACAATGATACATGGGGCAGGGCAGGCATTGAGTTCATACCCGTCTGCACCGGGGAGGCCATAATCGTTGCTTCGGCCACAGGCTCCCTATCTCCGGGCGAGAATGCCACGGCGCAGGTGCTTGGTGATGACTTCGGGGCCGTTGGCATATCGCTGCCTGAACCAGGAAGCGGGGTGTATGTTATCAACTGGCAGATCGTGCCAAGCACGCAGTAAGGTGAAACATGGACGATCTTGATAAGCTAACGAGAATGGCAACAGAGGCCGTAAGAGTTATCAATGGATTTGGTATCACCATGCAGGCATGCGCCGATGCTTTCAGCAGCGCCTATGAGATATATGATAGCATGAGGAGATGGGATGACATATTTGCTTCACATATTGGTGAAGACATCAGAAGAATGGCCAGAGAACAAAGACCATGCCTTATGGAGGTTAAGCAATGATAGAACAGATAGTAGCGGCTGTGGTAATCCTGCTTACATTCGGTAGTGTCTTTGCGCTAGGATACCTGGCTGGGAGGAATGAAAGAGAATGAATAAAATAACATTGGTAGAAGAAAATGACGGTGGCAAGGTTGTGGCCTGTGTTTCGCCCTTGCGTAGCTCTATAGTCTCGCCTGGAAATAACTTTTACTGGTATGCCACAGATGGGGATACGTGGTTCTGTGATGGCGAGGCCAATAGTATGGAAGATGGTGTTAGGTTGGCGAGACAGGCTATGGAGGCACGGTGATACTATACATCATGTGCTCCCTGTTCACGCTCTTCCCATGCTATGCGCCTGTTCATGTTCCTGAACCTGTACAGGTTGTAACATATACCCAGGTACAGGAACAGGGTTATTGGGGCATTGGCCAGCCATGGGTTGGGCTGACAGAAGATGACGAGGGGGTTTGTCCAGGCTATGGCATGCCCCAGGGGAGTGGGGCAAGGCCAGGGCTGCTCTTCCCTGTGCCAGGCGGGGTGGTAAACGAGCGCCGACCATTCTCTGTCAAGCATACCGGCGTGGACATCATCGCCCCTACAGGTAGTGCTGTTCTTGCACCAGCAAGCGGCGTGGTAATATGGGCCGGGTGGTCAACATGGGGGTTCGGGGAGACGGTAGCCATAGCACATGGGGGCGGGTGGTACTCGTTGTTGTTTCACCTGTCCGAAGTGCATGTTGCATGCGGCCAGAGCGTTGGGCAGGGGAGCATGGTAGGTAAAGTGGGGGAGACAGGTAATGTTAGTGTGGGGTATAGTCACCTGCACTTTGAACTACGGAATGGCGGGTATGCTTACTCGCCATTACAAGGAGAATGAAACATGAGCACGTCAGTAAATATACAAAGGACTGGAAATGTATTTAGTGTTGCCGGGAGCGAGTTTATTGTTACGGTTGATGGGAACGAGTATAAGCTCTGGTCTCCACCGTGGCACGAGTGGAACCAGATCGAGGAAGAGGTAAGAACCGTAGAGATCGGGTTGATACTAAATTACTTCGTCTCGGAGGGTTGGAGTTATGGTAGCGACGGACTATCCAATGGCGATGAATCAATGAAAATATCGGAGGCGGTGGCGAGGTACAGAGAACTGATCCATGACCCGCAACGCGATTAACAAAGGAGAATGAAGAATGAATCAAGAAGAGGCAAGAATATGCATAGAGCATTGGAAAAACGTGCACAAAAGAATGGTTAGCCTTGCTGCAAAGAAATCAACGCTACCATCGCCAGACTACATCGAGGTCGGTGGCTGGAAGAACCTGGAAAATGGCATGGTTCGTTTCGGATTCCATGCAGCCTGCGGCGCGTCAGATAGAGAAGAAGGTGGGGTGGTACTTTGCCACCTGAGTGAATTTGAGGAGGGTGAAGAATGAAATACGATTACAGGTGCATGTCATGCGGGCATGTATTCGAGCATGAGCATGTCTCGCCTTTGCCATCATGCCCTAAGTGCAAGCAGGAAAGCAAGAAGCTTATCAGCAAGCCAGCGGTCATTTACCGGGGCAAGGGCTGGGGAGGCAAGGCATGACATGCCTGAAATAACAAAGATTGAACTCATGCTCCTTGTCGAGAGCAAAGATTACGATACTCTTGCCGAGAAGCTAATTGAACTTGGCGATGTCGAAATGCTTGCCTTTATCATATCGTGGATAGACAGGTATGCCAGATACGAGGGCGGCTTGGAGTTTCTAAAAAGGTGGTTATGAGAACACTAGAGGAGAATGAAACATGAGTAATAATATTGAACATGCGCAACCAGAGCATGTAGCGAAACCAGAAAAGCTAGAAGAGATAGACTGGAGCGGCGTCATGGGTATTGCAGAAGCCTCTATCGCCGATGCCGATCACCCATGGTCTGGTCTTGACCGTCAAAATATTGAACATTACTTGTTCGATGCAGTGATTGAAGCTGTGTACGGCAAAGATGTATGGCCATGGATAAACAGTAGGATATGAAAGCATGAAGGAGAATGATAATGAAGATAACCGCACCAGCAATGGAAATTACAATAAGTCTGTCTGGTAGCGAATTTAAGTCGCTTGCAGACATGGCAGATGCAGCCCGCTGCTATTTTAATGATAAGGGTAATGGACAGTATACTGCCTCTGAACGCGCCAGGATAGAAGAGCTTACGAGAGCTATATTTGACTGGAACCCAATGAGTGACCTGGAGTGAAGACAAATGAATAACAACTTACATGACACATGGGCGTACCTGATAGAATGGGTATCAAGGATGAGTAGGGCGCATGGCGGTACGGTGCATGACATCAATGGTAAGTCATGGGATTGGGGGCAGGCACTGTGCAGGGACTTGTATGGGGAAGACTGGATGAAAGAAGCTGAATTCAATGCTATCTGCGAGATAGACCCGCATGATCCTGCGCCTGATTACGTTGTAGACAGGGCTAGAGAATGGGAGCATGGAGACATGCCGGCATGGGTGGTAGCATGATAGTAAACCTAGAGACAGACATAAAACTACCGCATGGGTATCATGTCCTCCTGTCATTAAAACGCAAGGCAGAACCATGGGCCTTGCGTTCATGGCCGGTTGAAGCATGGCCGGAAGACTTTGGGCATGGAGACATGAAGTTTATCATGGAATACATCGCCACCGTAGACGACAGAACCATGTGGTATGTGTACAAGAACGTTGAGCATGCCTGGACAGACTACTGGGTAAAGAGCACAATCAATGATGCATACAGCGCCAGGTACGGCAGATACTTTGCCATAGACGGCTGGTACGAACCAAGCGAATCTTCGATTAGAAATGGTTTGGCGTCAGCACTTATTGGCAATCGCAGGTACCTGGACAAGCTCCGGTCTAACAAATGGAAGAAAAGCAACAAGGAAATACATGACGAACTCTTTGTTATGAGTTCTAGTTCCGAGAGGTGATAATGATAACAAAAGATAGCTTCAAACCAGAGGAATGGCTGAAGTGGGAGGAGATGACAAACATGCTCTTTGCATGGTGCATGAGCCATGCAACATGGGAGGGGCAAGGCATGGTTAGTGTAAGCGTTCAAGAGCATGGCATTGAGCTTACAGACGAAAAGCATGACAAGTACTTTATAACATGGAAGGAGCTAGGAGCATGAAGATATGAATAAAATAAAAAGAGTTGGGACATGTGGAACATACGACTACATCCTTCATCCAGGACATATTTCCATGCTGGAGTTCTGTTCTTCTCTTGGAGAAGAATTGGTTGTGTTTGTTGTGTCAGACGCTACAGTCGAGAACAATAAGGGCAGGCGGCCATATTATAACCAGGAGACGAGGGCTAGAAACTTGTTACTTGTTCCCTCGGTGTCAGAGGTTATTCTCCTGTGCGGGGACGATGATGTAATGCAAATAGCCAATTCTGCCCTTGACCTTTATGTCTTGGGGTACGACCAACACACAGAATTCGACGAAGCTATCATTGCGATCCTTGATGACAATGTAGTCCGGCGAATGCCATCCTCCACCAGCGGCGTGTATTCAACAACAAAAATGCTCGACATGAGCATGAACAAGCACGCATGATCTAACATGCCGCATGTTACATAACATTCCCTGCCATGCCGTGATATTAGAACATTACATTAGAGTTTCATGAATGTTTCTAATTTTCGCGGCAGCTATCACCCCATGCCCTTGCCTTATCACAAAAAACAAGCTAAAATTCTTATAACACACTCGCATGCGCATGTTTGCCTGTCCATGAACATGCTCATGAGCATGTCATGAGCATGTTTACATGCCTAGCATGCCTCCATGTACTTCATTAAAGAATAAAAACATCATGATACTAGCATGAAACATGTAGCATGTAGCATGACTACCAGCATGATTATGTCAAGTAAGTGCATGAAAATGGCATGTTTTTGGGGCATGACCATGGGGCATGGCGCATGTCCCATGCCTCCATGCAAGCATGGCATGGGACCCACATGCACATGCTTTGTCCATGTTTTGTCCATGTCATGTTCATGCTTGCATGGCATGGCAAGCATGGGTGCATGACATGCCATGCACCCATGCTTTTCATGCTTGCTAGGCCATGCCTGACATGCTTGTCCCCCATGCTAGACCATGTTTAACCTGTTACTTGTATCATGCTGACATGCTTTAACATTAAAGCATTGACTAGACAGGAGCATGAGTCAAGAGCATGTCATTCAGGCTAGGAGTAGGCTAGGATTGGTTCTAAGGCGTTTATTATCGTTTAAGGTATAATCAACGCCTCTAGGTGGCAAAGAATAGCTCAGGGGACATGGTAGGCATGAGCTAGGGGAGGGAGTGACAAGCAAGCAAAAAAAAGCCTATCTGGTAAGATAGGCTAGGGTTTGTGTTGTCGGTTCCGGCCGATACCTTATTTAGTTGTCTAGCAGGCTGATCTAGCTCATCATGACTATCAAGCCAGCTATCCCCAGTATTGCAAATGCTACAATAAGCGTCCCCAGTGTGATTAAGCCAATGCTCAAGGCATACCATAGGGCAAAGAAGAAAAGAACAAAAACCAAGGCTACTAAAAACATTTTATTTCTCCATTCAAACTATAAAAAACTATAAACTAATTCTACCGCCAGGGATCCATTGTCCCCTGCTGTACATGCCTGCTATCTTGATCAATGCTTGCGTCAAGAGCATGAAATCTTGCTCTTTTTCTTGTGCCGTCTTGCTTGCGTATTGTGCGTTTATTTCCTGAATTGTCATTTTCTTCTACCATCAGAACCGATAACCTGTTCGGCTATCTTTTCCGTGCAGTATGCAATATTGCCTATGGAAAAATGCTCAACTAATTGACGCTCAACAACAAACCAGTGATATGGGTTGTTGGCGTGGCATTCTGACTGGCTGTAATACCAGTCACTAGCTATTTCGCTATCGCTCGTTGCTTGACGGAACATTGGTATGTATTTTGTTGACATCTTTTCACCTCTTCTTAAAAACTATAAAATTTTCAACTGGTCAAACCCACCCCGCTGGTAGGGTAGCACAAACTTTTTAACTTGTCAATAGGCAGTTTTCAAATTGCCTAGAAAACAAAAAAGCCAATCATGCTTTTACATGATTGGCTTTTTTGTTTTCGACCTATGATTAATGATTGGCTAGTCTAGCTTGTTAGCTAGTTGATAGGAGCGGGAGTGAATTTGTTTGCCCGCTCAGACTCGGACGATACTTGTACGGCCGCGTCGATCATGTGGGGGTAAGACAACTCAGTGAATTTTTCACCATATACATCATTGAAAAAATCCTTTATCCCTACTCCCTCAGTCATGAGGTAAGAGCGGGCGCGGGCGGCTTGTGAGCGTTGCCATTCCGCACTATAACCGGCGTCAAGCCATTGTTTGTTGATGAGTTTTGGCCATGCTTGAGAAGTGTAATTTGCCGCCGAAAGCGTAGCCGGTTTGTTTGGCTTTGGCATTGCCACTTGCACGTTTACTGGTACAGGTACAGGAGCGGCAATGATTGGCCGTGCTGGGGGTGACGCCTGGGTTGCACCTGGCTGGCTTGAAACAGCACAAGCTAGCTTGTTCTTTTTGGCATAGCGGCAAGTGTTTCCCGGTTCAAAGCGGCCGCACCCACAAGCCCAAGTCCGTACGGTACCAGACTTGCTTGAGATGATTGGCTGTCCGTCGGCCGTTCTGGCGATTGCAAAGATGTTAAGCTGTTCACGTGTTAAGCCAGCGGTGAGATTGCTGGCGTTTTGCCAAAGCTCATGCTTTTGCTGCGAGCTTGAAACGTAGGCAACATTGCCATAATTGGCAACTTCACCAATTTGCACTAAACCGGTGGGGTGTAAAGCGTAGATAATGTGCGTGCTTTTTTGCGCCGCTGGTTTGACCGCCGGCCGTGCTGGTTGCGTCGGTGTTGGCAATGTTGGCGTAGGTACGGATTGTGCCTGTTCTGGTTGTACCATGCCTTGCAATACAGCGATTAAATCTTGTAAATTAATTGTTGACATTTTATTTTTCTCCATAAGGATAAGCGATAGTGTTATCGCACAAAAACATTAAAATAATAATGCCAACCATTAATCTATAGGTCATATTCTGTTGTTAAGGTTGTCTAGCTATCGGCCGTTTGTCGGTCAGTTGCCAATACAATACAGCCAATCAATACCCATTGCTGTAAAGCATTTTACAGTTTTTTTGTAAACTACTTTACAGCATTGGCTAGAATTTTCTGCTATTTTAAGAGGCTGAAGAACTGAACGTCGGTTCAAAAAATGTTAACCCCGGTTAAATTCCCCCTTTTCTATTTAATAGGAAGGGCAAAAATTATCGGCCGTTCTGGCTGTTGCTGTTTTCCCTTCATTTTCCCTCCCTTTCCTTTTTGGGGGTTGACTCCGATAAAAAACCTGTTAAAATGTTGGGTGGGGAAGGGAGTAGGGATTGTCTCCAATCCTTTTCTTTCCCCTATCCCCTGATTGACTCCAATCAGAAAATGTACACTATCAGCCAGTACTCTCACGAGTACAGATAGTGTACACATGACACCATGCCCTCTCTCATGCACGCACACATGCACGCGCGTACACATGCGCACATGTACACGCATAGATGGCGCGTGGTTGGGTCATTTTTCATGACCTTTTTACATGTTATATGCACACACAATGAGCGTCAACTGCTCGTCACATACTTGACAAAAGTTGACTCAATCTCTTGAGACGCATGACCTTTACATGCACATGTAACAGGCATGACACCAGAGCGCAACATGATTTCAGATCATGTGCTGAATGGTACAGAAATTGCCAGCCTACACTCTGTCGTGTGACTGTGTAGCTAGGAAACGACAAATGCGTGCATGGGTTTGTAAGCATGGTGCATAAGAATGCACACAACGAACTAGCGTAATTCACCAAGCGACAAAACGAACAGGCGTAAGAGGCGTACCAGGATGAGGCGAGTGGTTTAAGTCATAGAGAACGTCGGCGAAATCATAAGCTGGCGTGGCGGTGAGGAACACCCCATGTAGAGACAAAAGAGCTAGGCGCACACGGATTGTAGCCGCACTGCTACAGAGTCATGCTTGCATGACTTCACTCCGCCCACACAGAGGCCGACATGCACACAACCCGAACACTCGGTCGTGCATGAGCACGCCGTCCCTGCGCTGAAGACATGGTATGCCTTACCATGCTGCCAATATACACCTTCGCCATCCAGAATGGCTCATGCGCTGGCCCTAGCAAGGCCGGGGCATGACGCATGAAAAATTGCGGGGTATTAATATGCACGTTTTATCATTTTTGATATAACGGTGTGTGCATATAACGCACAAAAGAATACGTCTAGTAGTATGTCACATGACAAGTGACAACATGAGTATGGCGTACATGGCAAAAACTTTTCTGCAAGCTATTAAGTAGCCAGCATAACGGTCAGGCATGTACGCTACCGAGAGCAGGTGAGGGGCACAAGCCCTCGTCCTGAGTAACCTGTAAACTCTACCCCCTCACGAGAACCAGGTGAATCACAGGACTGGCGTCCGGGACATGTCTCGACCCGGTGCATGTACGATAACCATGCTTCATGCCCATGCAGCATGAAGTCTCCCATGTGGCATGGGCTTTTATATTTCAGGAGGCATAAAGGAGAATGAACATGTTAGAAAAAACAGCATCGCAAAAGGCAAGAGAGCTTGCAGTTAGTTTTCGCAATCAACAACCACACATGATCAGAAAAACAGTTATTGACATGCCGAAAGATCATGGCACGTACTATGAAGTTCCAGTCAATCAAGATGGGAATGTTGAACTGCAAGTGTACATGGGCGACGGAGGGCTTATGGAGTGCACGACCGGCAATATCATGGTGTATTACAATGAGGATTATAAGGATTTCACAGTAATCCTCCCAAGCATATCGGCCGACGAAGCCTTCACGCCTAAAGAAAAAACTGCGGCCGAACAGTACGCTTTACATGCAAAATTATTTTAGCTTGCTAGTACAAAGGAGAATGAAACATGAAGCTTGTTATCCTGTTGATAATCATGCTCTCGCTTCTGGCAGGGCAGGTGAACGTGCACATGTTCGCCGATGATGGCAGTGTACGTATTGATTTTTGCTATGCTGCATGTTGGGTGGACGACCACAACAGCGTAGATTATAGCGGTGATGGTTGGGCCATGTTCGGTAACGGCTATGTTAGATGGGCCGGGTGTGTTATACCGGCATGGGGTTGCTCGTAATGTGTTTGCTTAGTTATAAGGAGAATGGACATGTTCGATAATTGGATTAAAAAATACGGTGATGCAGTAGACCCACTTGATACGAATGCCGTAGCAGATATGCTCGTTGGCAAAGACAAGGAGGAGATCGTGGAAATCATAGACCTTCTTATTGATGCAATCACAGAATATGGATTTTATACATAAAGGAGAAATGAAATGAAGCAAGCAATATATCTTAAACGTAATCAAAAGAGAATGCCTGGCCATGTCATGCCCAAGAAGAAAGAGGCATGGAAAAACCATGATAGCAAATATGCTGTCATGGATGCCTGGGGTATGGCAATGAGTGAAATGAAGAAGCATGGAACCATGCCGGACATGACAGGAGGTGAAGCATGTTTATAGTTAAAGTTATATATTATGGTGGCGATACATGCTTGTACGAAATGCCAACCTGGAAGGATGCCGTTGGTTGGTTGGATTGGTTTTACAGTATTAGCGAGATATGCTTTGCATGGGTGGAGCCAGCATAATGAACGAGAAACAATTTGGTTGCTATGTAATGGCAGTTGCAGCTATCATGCTCTTGCTTATCGGCATCATGATCTTGACAGGCATGGCATGAATATCATAACGGAGGTAAGACAATGAACCTGACATTTACTTTTGACAATCATGAGCCAGTAGAGTTTGATGCTCATGACATATTGATTGGTGGTATAGTAGCCTTGCATGGCTTGGCGGGCTGGGAAGGGGACATTTGGTTGGGGTCGGTGTTTGACAGATTTCTTCCGCATGGCTTGCCGGCTGGAACTGGCATAGAGATTAATTCTGGCATTGGAGGCGGAACCGGGGAAGATGAGGTGGTTCTAAGGCTTGGTTGGGATAACCCAGTCATACGCTCGCACCAATTACCACGTGAAATCTTAGAACAGATGAAACAATACGTCAGAGGAGAAGAACATGCTTAGACAGGTAGGTAACATGTGGCATGAATACACGACCGCCCCTGACATGCTATTCTTGTTCACAGCTAATAACGTGGTCAAGGATGGCAGGCTGGTTATGGGCGCAGGCAGTGCCAAGCAGGCCAGGGACATGTTTCCAGGTCTGGATAAAGAGATAGGACAGGTTATCATAGCCAAGCCAAGCACATACAAGGGTAACTATGGCGTGATCATCGGTAGTGGTAATGTTGGTGCATTCCAAACCAAGAAGCATTACAGAGACAAGTCAAGCGAGGATATCATACGTTTCTCGGTTAATGTTTTACTAGCATACTGCGAAAAATATTCAATCATTCACATGCCCTACCCTGGAATAGGCTATGGAGGCATGAGCATGGAGCATGTGGAAAATATTATCAGCGTATTACCAGACAATGTGCATGTCTGGACATTAGCATAGGAGAAATGAAATGTTAATAACAAATAAGTTACTTAAGCACATGCCGTCAGGCGATAAAGCATGTAAGCCTGCAAGGAAATGGTTCAAGCGTACTTTCCCTGACGGAGCGGATTGGGAAGAGGCATGGTCTGCATGTCAAGAAGATGATTGGTTAATATGGTTTGCGCTTAATTACCTGCCACGAGACACCGTGGTGGAGTTGGCGTTTAAGTTTATTGAACAAGCCAAGGGAATAGCAAGGCAAGACCGATCAAAAGATTATGATGGCTGGGTTCGCATCGCTACCGAGAGGGCCAATGCGGTGGCGTCTCTTGATGTGAATTCCATAGTTGTGGCCAGAGGCGCGTACAATGTCTCAAATACGGCGATCCACGCAGTGTGGCTCTACGACGATAAACACAAAGAGCGAGAAAAGCACGTAAAGCTATGCCATGCCGCCATGCTTGAGCACCTGAACGAAACCAAGAACATAACAACATTATCAGGGAATACATGCTCGCAACATGCTCTTGCTCGAGAGCATGTCGGCCCTGTCCCCGAAGGGGCAAGGCAGTATTGCGTGAACATGAGACAGGATGGCTCGGTAGGAACAATTTGGGGCTTTGAAGCGGCTTATGATGAGCCAACGCAGGTAATCGTAGAGTCTGATGGCTCGTTGACTATGGTATTCCCAGACACTAGCCTTGATCTGGCTCGTGAACATGCCCGGCAGGTTATGGCTGCGTACATGGAGGACTAGAAAGCATGTAGCATGTTAAACGTGTTAAACATGTTAAAAGAAAAAGAATAAAAGCAAGAAGCATGAAGCATGTTAATAAAGTTAAAGGAGAATGTAAAATGATTATTCTTATAATGGTCTCGGGGTTTTGGTTGGTTATGTGCGTGGCCTGGTTTCTCATGGCAGCGGAGGCCGTGGACGCAACCACAAAATCAGTTGGTTTTGGTCTATCAATGTTCGCTTTCATGTGCATCATGATGACATGGCTTGTATTTTGTGCTATCAAGTTCTTAGAATTACAAGGAGCATGAGGCATGAGTCGTCGCTTCGCAAACGACACGCAGGAAGAAAAGGTCAACCATGTTACAGGTCAGGCATACATAAAGCTATCACGCGGCAACAGGTCAGCCAATGTCCTTATCCCCATGGATTCGACCAGCGCCAGGCTCATGGGCAAGCTGGTGTACAATAGGGGAAAAGCGTTAGAGACGCATGATGGCAGAGTGTACGTGTACGATACAAGAAAGCGTACACGCAAGGCCAAGAATGCCAGGGCAGGCAGTCATGGCAAGATAAACAAGCAAGGTATAAAGGAGAGTTGAACATGAAATATAAATTAGGTGACAAGGTATCATGGGAGGGGAACATATGTAAGGGTGTGGGCTATGTATCAAGCATAGACCGAGAGGAATGCTCATTGACTTTCTTTCCCGGTCAAGCCATTGACATTAGGAGCGGCAAGCAACAGCACGGCATAAACCTAAACAAGCTCGACGTAACGTCCGGCAAATTGCAACCACTGCCAATGACAGTTGATGACGTACATGAAGTCGCACATGCCATATGCTCTGGTTCTCGGTTTAGGTGGCAGGGGGATTATGATGCACTTGCTAGTGACCTGAACGACGTATTGGTTAAGCATGGTGCTGTCGTTGACATATTTCTTAGCGTAACGGTGGGGACAATGCTTGGTAAAGAGACTGCTATCGTAGCCTCTGAAACCGTATCCAATAAGCCCTGTCTTGCATCGCAGCTACGATGGGGTGTGCTTGGAAGAAGCAAGCGTGACGAGTATAACCCATTGGTCTGGGAGAAGATTGAGAACATAATGAGTGGCGCTTCATGTGCCTAATAAGTACATGCGGCATGATATAGTTTAGCATAAAGGAGAATGATAATGATTAAAGTATTATTGATTGTATTAGTGATTGCATGGGCATGCTACATGCTGTTCATGCGCCGTGGCGAAGGGTTCAGCATTGATGGAGAGCATGTCGAAGAGGCCAGCATGTTTGAACAGTGGTGGTACAGGTGTACGGCATGACTGACATACTGTCTGCACCGTTTAGGCTTGTTCTTAACCCTGTTGTTGTTGTCATTATTCTGCTTGCTCTTATATTTGCTGTCGTCCTACCGGTAGCAAGCGGGGCAATGCAATGCCTGGCCGTGTCATGGTGCGAGCATAGCGTGGTCAAGCACACAACAGATGCTCAGGCCATACATGATTGCCTGGAAAGCAATGGCCCGACGCAGAAATGGCAAAGCAATTCATGGCGCACGCCTAACAAGTTCTTCTACGTGTGCCAGCTTGATGACGGGCGCATGGGCATGAGCATTATCATGCGCACGGCGCAAGGCTTGAAAGAAAAGACCTCGTTCATAGTCAAGAACGGCAAGGTCAGTGAGTTATTCGAGTACCTGACGGCTAGGGCAACATTTATCGGTTGACATGACGGCGGCATGTGCATGAAGCATGTGCCGATGTTTCTATATAAGGTTTATGATATTAAGGAGAATGAATCATGAAAGTACATGTCTTATATGAGGATGGTTCGCCAAGCGGTGGCATGAGTGACGGGACTGAGATTATTGGTGTATTCACGGACGAAAGCATACCGCAATCGTTCATAAAGGAGATGAATTATTGGAGGTACACAGTAGCCGAACTTACGCTTGACGACAAGACAGTGTTAGATGAATTGCTTGAAGATCGCAGAAAATCCAGGGCTTGGACACAGGCATTTAATAAGGAGAAAGACAATGATTAGCGAATATGTTGAAAGATATATGAATACAGACAAGGCATGGAACGACGCCATGAAAATGGTCAAGGAATTAGTAGGCTTTACCGAGGAGTGGAAAGACATCACAGAAGAAGACTGGTATGATGGGGAGATTGCCCATACTCACGAAGCCTATGCAACAATGCCCGGAGAGACAACCTATGCCGAGGCAAAAGAGGCATATGGTTCCACAGAGGATGAAATACGCAACAAGCTGGGGCCAGGATTTTATTTTGGCATTAACATACAGTTCATGGCTTGCGACAGCTATCTCCTCCCCGAAAACGAGAGAGGTAGGGTCAAGAACAGGCGAATAAAATATACATTGGGCATGGATACAGCTTCGTATCTTTCTGGCGTGCGTCATGGTGGAGGATATGGCAACAAGTATCACCTTGAATTCAACAATGCCACATGTCACATTACCGGTCATGATGGGCCATGCCTGATATTTGATTCGTCAGATGGCGAGTATGCCAGCCTTGTAATTAGTTTGGAATTCCTGTGCGAGATATACAAGAGAATGGAGAAAGGACATGAACAGCAAACGCACAAAGGTCAATCAGCTTGACATGCCCGAAGGGGCATGGCGCATGGTAACGGCACTGACAGATGGCATAGGGGAGCCAACGCAGGTGGCCCTAGACGAGAATGGGTCATTGATTGTGTCATTTCCAGATGCGTTATTTACCGAGCGGGATGATATTAAGGAGGAAAGAACATGACTGAGTCAAAGAAACTATTCACATATGAAGCATTCGTTTTCACAGACCCAAAGCCCAAGACCGAGGCTCAAACCCTGGCATGGATTACTGCCTTCATGCAAATGCTCGATAGGTATGTGGCCAAGTTCGAGGAAGGGCAAGACAAGCAGGCCACAGTCTTGCTTGTCGGCGAGCATGACCCCTGGTTGGAAGGCATCATGCAGGATATCCTGCATGTCCAGGTCGTACCCATGCCCAAAGGGCAGTACGGGGTGGCATGAATCTATTTTATATATCATGCTCATGTCTTGTTTCCTGGCATGAGCATGAACAAGGAGAAATGAAATGTCTGACAAGAAAATAATAACAATTGGCGGGGGTAAGGGCATGGGCTTTACAGATTGGTTGCAACTAATGTTTATTGCATTCAAACTTTTGGGGATCATTGAATGGTCATGGTGGTTAGTGATCTCACCAATCCTCGCAACGGCTGGGGTGGTGGTGATCGGTGCGCTGCTTGTTGCGCTCGTTGATCCAGCCTTGGATGCATGGTTTTTTATTCATGATTTCATGTCATGGCTGTGGAAGTACAAGAGATTAGAATTGTTAGTTTTGGTTGGCATGGCTATTGGCATTGTCGTGCTACTTTCGTACATGCTTTAACGTCATGAGCGTGAACATGATTAACAGAAAGAAGAAAAAGAAAGAGCATGTTTACCTGAGCATGTTCATGCTCTTAATGCTTTTATTATTTATCCTGTCCATCTTTTACTTTTAAGACAGGGAATAGCTTTAAGGAGAAATGACATGACAGAACACATATTGAGCATAGAAGAAATTGAGGAGGGCAGTGGTTTTGACGGGCTTAGTGGGTATGCAATAACCACGAGTAAGCAAGTAATAAAATTCCTGGTGGAGAGTTTCCAGCTTTGTTGCGAGGAGTGGGGTTACATGACAACAAATGACAACACCAATGATTTCGTCGGGGCAAAGGTACTTGCCATCAAAAGAGTTGCCGCTGACTATTCAAAACTTCCCATCGTCCCGGATGATGATGAGTTTATTAACACGATATTCGTAGACATTGAAACCAACATTGGGGTATTGCAGTTTGCTGCATACAATGCACATAATGGGTATTACGGACATGAAGTAAAGATAGTATCGGAGCAGCTTACCATTAGCGAAGAGTTATAAACGGGCACGACAGGAATAGCGAGGGGTTCAAATCCCCTCCATGCCCCATGCGCCGCAGGTGTACCTTAACATGCTGACATGTCTGGTACTCAAGGGCCTGCGTCGTGATTCATGAGCCATGCCTACCCTTTCCGACGCTAATCAGGCATGGCTCATGTTTTTATTTACATGTTAGTAAGGAGAAATAATGATGAATGATTGGCAAATTGTATGCGCAGGCTTGTTTGTCCTGCTCATGTTCTTCGTGTTTTTGGGCGTCATGTTCGGGTTTGTTGACTGGTCATGAACATGTCTTAGTTTAAGGAGAAAAACATGAACAAAAGAAAGAACCCGTATGTAGCATGGATTATATTCATGTTCTTTGTTCTTATATTGTCCCTGTTTCTTGCATTCATTGGAGCAGGGGAATCATTGGCACTACTGGTCATTATCATGGTAGTGGCCGGGCTGCTAACTATGGGGGTGGAACATGGTAAGTAGCATAACAGACATGCTCGACGACCTGCTGTCAGGCGAATTTGCATGGGACATTGACGAGGAGCAGGGGCATGTAACCGTGTACCTGCCAGGCCACCCTAGCCGGGCAAGGATACATGTCTCGCCTGGCGTGAGCTTTGATGAATTGCGAGAGCTAGTGCATGAGCCTGTGCTTGAACTACTAGCCGATATTTACCTGGTAAACAGGAAAGGAGAATGACATGGATACAGAGGATTTGGTGGGTGTCTTGATAATAGTGGTCATAGTTGTGTTGGCTTTCGTTGTGTTGGCATTTGCGGTCATTGGGCTTGATAGTTGGGGATCGGGTAGCGACATTGATACAACGCCGCCAATATATCACATAAACAATCCCGACGGCGGTGTTGATGTCAACAGGTTTACGGATGGTGATGTGGTGTGCTATGTGGCCAATACACATGATGGCGTGGCATTAGATTGTTTAGGAGGTGAATGATGAAGATTGGGGATAGATATACGTATACAAACCCAGGCAGTAAATACTATGGCATGACATGCACGGTCCTCAGCGTGGGCTTTGGGAGTGGAAAATTAACAATGGTTATGTTTGACAACGGCGAAATCGTCGCTATCACGACCGGGAGATTCCTTGAGCCTGTCGCAGACACATGCGTCATGTCGAGCAAGCATGACCCCTCGCCGCTGGCGACAGCAGAGCGCATATACCTGACGCATGAGTATGCCCGTGCCAGGAACAAGCAGAAAGAACTTAGCCGGGAAGACATGCGCCATGCTTTGTGGCGCAAGATACCCGAGCCATATCTGGCCGTGTACATGAATAGCATTACATGGACAAATGATGGTGTGGTGAAGTTTGCCATACCACAGTGTATGCCCATAGTAGTCGTCGGGCTTGAACAGGATGTCATGTTCCAGGTGCTTGTACCTGACGCAAGTAGGTATGACATCACCGAGCTTGTCCATGCCGACCCAGTGCTAGCGCTTGGAATGGCGCATTTCCTGTATAAAGAAATGTACTATGGAGGAAAAGCATGACGAAGTACATCAAGCTCAATAGAAATCAGCGGCGTGTACCAAAGGGGAATATCATCAAGCACACATGCGGCATGAAGCCCAGGCAGTATAATCGCTGGCTAGAGGCAGAAGAAATAGGGCCATATCTGCGTCAAAAATCTGGGTCGCTGGGCGACCAAGAGCTTGCCATGCAAGCAGCCGGAGAGCATGAATTCCCTGACCTATTCCAGGCATTGAAGGAAACAGGCTGGTACGAGCAAGGGGGTGAAACATGAGCATTATAAAGACTGGCAAAAGGTATGACGAGTACGAGCTTATCGTACCATGCAAAGACATGCGCTTTCTTGGGCCATGCGAAACTGGATATTGCTTCAGCAAGGACATGCTTGAAGAGATAATGAACAGTGGTGAATACAGGTTGGTTGGTATAAGACCAGAAAGGGGAGCGGCTAAGCATTCATCATTACTCGTGTGGTTTAATAGCAACGAGGGGTGGAGCCGAGAAGTCTTAAGACAGTATATGAGCGAGTTCGGCATAGAAGGAGGTGGGTTTTATAATGTGTGCAGAGAAGTAGTGCAGGTCTTAAATAACAATAAGTGCATGTTTGAAAATGCCCCAAGAGTTTAACGTGCATACAATATGTTTAGCATAACGGAGGTTGAAATGAAAGTATCGTTTGATGGTTTGAGTGTAGTTGACCTGGAACAAGAAAGCGTGAAGCAGGTTGAAAGACTGTACGGCCTTGAACGCAAGCGTCGCGTACCTGTCAGCGACATGGAGCAAGTCCTGCTTGGTGTGGTGCTAAGACTGTTATCCAGTGAGATGGTGAGCGTTGAAGATTGGTGGTTCCAAGCAGGTGAAGATGTCACATCTGTAATAATTATACCTGCCAACATCATGATTGAGGTCGGGGCTATAGCAAGATTACTACCACTCGGCATTAAGTTCTGGAACCAGCCAAAACTGAATAGCCTCGAGTTTGTCGTGAGTCAAAAGCATAAGATGTATTTTAATGGCGCGGCATGGGGTACATGCAAGTGCCCGTCCTGTACCGGTTGAATGGAGGTGTGACATGCTGTTTAATCTTAGCCTGCTGTACATGCAGGCCAGGTATTACATGGGAGAGGAGTGGCCGTGGTTGCCTGTCTTATTGGAGATTGCCTTGCATGCTCTGCGCATTGAGCATGGGCATTAGTTAAAGGAGAAATGTAGAATGGAAACAGTGTTTGATGTTCTTGGTATTGCCCTGCTAGTCTTGTCTCTTCTGAATACTCTTGGGAGTATTGCAGAAAAAGACAAGGAGCGTGAATTCAAACTAAGAGTTATTGGCTTGCTGTATCTCATAGCCGGTAACCAGTATATCTTTTATGGAGGTTAGACAATGACTGTAACAATTACTTTACTATCTGTTATCCTATACATGCTTGCCATGATAGGCATTAACCTTGTGGCCATGATCATAGCCTTGTTAATTTTCTACAAGGTCATGGGCATGGTAGCACGAGCAAGCATGCGCACCAATGCCAGGTTATTCCGTGGTATTAGCAATGGAGGGCCGGAAGCATGAATACAAGATGGTTCATTCAACCAATGATTATCATGGCCTTCGGCACAGCGGCCATGTATGAGCTTAACAATTCATGGGGCATCATGTGGTTGCTGGCTTCATTGATCATGATGTTTACCATGCTTTGGGATGACGACGGTGAGGGCATGGCCGTGCTGGCAACGTATATCCTTGCCCTAATTATGGGGTATTCGTTAGTCCTCTCCCCGTCCCTTCTACCAGTTATCGTTGCCGCTGGACTGGCCGGCGCATGGCTTGCGAGGTTGACATGGCGAAGATAAAGGTCATGCTCATCGTCATGCTGGCTGTGCTGGTGGCATGTAACAGTAGCAACCAGGAGGTGAGAGAAACAAGTAATCAGTATCTTATTGTCGTTACTAGAACCCCATGCGGGGAATGAGGAAACATTATGAGTATATATACAAATTATATCAAGCCATATCATGACCAGCGTCAGGCTGTAAATGATTTACTGGTATCGCAGACAGGCTTGATGCTATCACCTCTGTCTGCCAGCGAACTGCTGGCGGCAGAGTTAGAGAGGGCAAGATTGCAATACGCCCTTGACGTAGTAAACATACAAACTGTTTGCCCAGGTACGGACAAGACGGTCAGAGAAATGCTTCTGAAAGCATATGTTTACGAAGACATGGTCAAGAAGCATGCGCAGGTAGTGCGCATGCCACAGGCGTTTATCATTTCTTGTTCCAGCAAGGGGCAGGAAGCAAGAAACATTATACGTGATACATGTTCAGAGGAGAATGAATGATGTTATTGGAAAAGCTTATAGGTTACTATGGCGAGGACACGCTTGTCACTATCGAGAGCGATGGGGATAGACTTGTCACGGAACGGGGCATGAGCGAGGTGTCGGCGGTGCTAAACATGCCCCCATCTGAACTGCCGACAGGCTTTGACCGGCGGCTTGTCACCCCAAATGGCAAGTTTACCACCAGGTTGGCAGACTGGGCAGGGGCATGGACTGGCGAAAAGGTTGGCAGGGACAAGCTGGAAAAGATCGGTTTGTTAGCCGAAGCAAATAGCACTCCGGCCAATGTTATCAGGTTTGACATCACCTCCCAAATCATGACGTGGCCGGAAGGGAGCTTCCGCAAGAAGGGGAGTTGCCTACGTAATAGTTACTTCCACCACCCCGAAAACATGCGGAGAATGGGTGGTAAGACGTTGCGCCTGTTTGCTCCTGGCGGTGGGCCAAACAATGCTTTCTATGGCACGCTCAAGGGCGATGCCAGAGCCTTTCTCCTGCCCATCCACAAAGGCACGGACATCATGCTGTTCAATTACTACGGTCTTGGTGGTAATGGCGAGAAGTTTGGGGCCGTGCTGGTTGAGGCGTTTGCACGCATGGGGGAAAGGACTGAGCTATACAAGCTTGAGAATATAAGCCAGTCAAGCCTGCTGTACCTGAACGAGTCCACGCCCTGGGCCATCGGTAGAGCCGGAGAGAAGCACAAGGTGTCCATTTCGCTTAAGCTGGTCAATAAGGTCAAGCATTATACCTGTTCTATCTGTCAAAAGAAATTCATCCTCGAAAGTGGGGAGGATGGGCGAAGTCTTTGCCCTCAATGCGGGGATAGATGTTCTTCATGCGATAACTGGAACGAGAGCTACAAGATGTTCTATATCCACGGTAGCAACAGGTGGTACTGTGACAGATGCGTTAGCAATAGCGCCACGCCACACAAATGTGGTAGATTGTCTGAGGGGGCATGGAAATGTGAATGCGAGGTGTGCCGGAATGAATAAACTTAAAATCGAGATTGACGAAGAAGGTGAGGAGACGGGTAAGAACCTCCTCGCCAAGTATTACAAGCAGATAATCAAGCTTGCCTCTCGTGGCGAGAATTACTTCTTTAATTACATGTTCAAGGAGTACACCCGAACAGGCAAGAATGGCAGGCATATCTTTATCCCAGGGAAGGCAGAAAGCAAGGTGCTCATGGTCTGCCACCTTGACACGGTTCTCTCCCCCCGCAAGGGGTTCCACTGGAACAGTGGCCTGGACGAGCATGGAAGGCAAATCATCAAGATGCCGACAGTTGACGACAGGCTGGGCCTCATCACCATGTTCCTGCTCAAGGAAGAGTGGGGCATTGATGTTGATTGGCTGCTGACCGAAGGTGAGGAGACAGGTAAGAGCACCGCAAAGGACTGGGTAAACGACGGCAAGGAGTATGGCTGGTGCGTGGAGTTTGACAGGGCCGGGTCGAGCGATTGCGGAGAAAATGATGTCGTTACCTATGCCTACGGTAGCAATGACAAGACATGGAACGAAACGCTCGTCAAGGCAGGATTCAAGAAACCAGGGCATGGCTCGTTCACTGACATATCGGCCATTGAGTTCCAGAAGCAGACCAATGTTAAAGCTATGAACATTGCCATCGGCTACCAGAACGGGCACTCAAGAAAAGCATGGTTCGTCATTAGCGAATGGGTCAGGGCCATGAAGTTATTCAGGGACTTCTATGCCGAGCACAAAGATGTGCGCTACGAGCACGTCCCTGCTGCTTCTTCGTGGAGTTACCAGCGTCGTGATGACCCCTGGCAAACATCGGCCACAACCATATATTACCCGGATCAGATCAGCAAGAAGTATCGACAGGGCGATCTTGTGGTCATGTCGGCCAAGGACAGGCCAGACAATATGGCTGTCATTGGCATGTTGGATTTTGTCCCCCGCCGGGACATGTGGGTGGTGACGGACGAATATGGCTTACCTGTGGACATTGCCGCATGGGTGAGCGATATTGACCATGGTGTGTCCTGCCCGAACTGCATGAATCAGATAAACAGTGAATGGGAGGTGCTGAATGGTTATTACTTCTGCGCCTTCTGTGCTGAAATGTGTTCCTATCACCAGCCCGAAGTTATACAATCACTGGTAGATAGCACGCGCATCACTATTGACGGACAGGTTGCAACCATCGAGATGATTGATGAAGGGTGGGCATTGGTGGCGTTCATAGAATCAGGCGAGTTTGTTTACATGTCACCTGACGACCTGACCAATGTGCAGGAGTATGAAGGCAACCTGGCGGTGGGCGATGTGGTCATGCTTCTTCCGACCCATGTATCGCAGGGCACGCCACGCTCGGAGTATCTGGTCGTCAGCAAAGAGAAGGAGACGGTTTGTATAAAGAGGGGTGGAAGCGAGGAACTCTATGTCGTTCCCGCAAGTATATTGACAAATGTTATTAGTAAAGGAGATAATGCACATGTTTAACAACACAAACCCACTGAAAGAATTAACTGATACGCTATGCCAGAAAGAAGGGCATAGATTAGTCGAGATGAAGTCTGGCGTGCCGAACGACGAGGTGGTAGAATTCCTGCTTGCCCCAGAGCCTGGCCATGGTTGCCCGCATGGGCCCGACTACCCGTTCGTGGCCTGGGTCAAGACCGGGTGTCGCCTGCCTGACGAATGCCGCATGTTCTTCTCTGCCAATGAATACATTGGCGGCAAGGCAGACGGCTTTGTTCGTCTGTTCGCCACGAACATGCTGCCATGGCATGAATGGGCCATCGGTAAGTACATGTTGCCTGATGGCTGGTCAATAAACAACTGGGTGATCAAGTCACCTGATGGTACCGAATGGCCCTACGAGCACGAGATGAGCGTGTATGATGACGGCAGGGTGGTGTATGAGAATGATATAGACATTAACGCAAGATTAGAAGAATTGTCCGCCGCCCGAAGAAGAGTAAACTACTATGTCAGTCATGTCACAAGCACGACGGAAGATGGCAGAGATAGCAGAGCGGCTATTGACAGCAAGGCGTCTGCCGTCAATGTCATGCGCAACCTTATCGTCCCCGCAAATATCGAGAGCACGTCCCGCTCGCTCGTGTACGGCTACAATAACGGCCAGGAAATGACTGACGCCAAGTCAACCAGACAAGCATTACAGGCTTACATTGCCATGAAAGCACACTTACCAATCATGGTGATAGAAGAAATTTACAACCTACCAGATTAAGGAGAAACAAAGACGTGGAAATATATACAGGAAGAATACAATGGCCTACCGGCCCAGAACCACATGATGGTGGATTTGGGCCGTCTTATAACATAGCCATCATGATGGATGATCCCTCGGCCCCAAAGAGTACTGGGGGCGTGGTCAGGCTTTATCGCAAGGTCGGGCATGACGATGTGGATTACATCTGTGGGCTTGCAAAAGGCGACCCTATCACGCTTGGTTATATGTCAGACCGGGGCGGGTACACAATTATCAAGGAGGCCAGACAGCCATCGGTTGCGGCCTACACTAACAAGCAGCTTGCTTCACTGCCACCACCTGTTGGTGATAGCCGTAACATGCTCATGCAGCCGCAGCCACCTGGAAACATGAAGGCATGGGAGTATATAGCCGAGTACATGGCGGGCATGTACCAGGCTACAGCACAGATTGTAGCCACAAAGTTCCCATCACATACAGCAGAGCAACAACAGACAATATCAAACCTGATCATGTCACGGGCCATGACATGGTGGCGGCCAGGGTTAGAGCTTGCTGGAAATGTCAATGCAGATAGCAACGATGACCAGCAAGCCTTCCTGACCCTCATCAATCCAGAAAATATCGAGACTGTGGCTGAGTCATGGCTTGACGCAGTAGCTATCTGGCACGAATCAGACAGAGATGACATCCTGACTATCCTGACCAGAACTGGTATTACATCAGGTCAATGGTTGGGGACGCCGGACGGGCAATGGAACCTGTGCATTATTGTTGGCAAGTACATTGACCTGGCTAATGGTGGCATGGTTCATGCAGACATCGTGAATGAGCTTAACCAGCAGTTTGGTCTTGAGCTTGTCACAACGCCGGCCCCATTGTTCTAGCGTGCTATAAGTATTGGGGCATGTAATGAGCATGTTACATGCCCCTTACATGCCCCAAGGAGGTAATGATGGCAGTGGAAGTAGGTGATCTGGTTTGCAGTAGTAGGCTAAGAATCTATACGGTTGTGACTCGGGTTGACTTCGCGCTACATTTTGGGAAATCTCGAGTATGGGGAGAGTGGTACTACGATAAGGAACGCACTGTTCTAGCATACGGTAACAAAGAGATGTATGCCTACGAAGACACCGTAACCATAATCGGGAAAGGCAGGTGCATGATGCAGGGAGGAAAAGGGTGAACATAGAAGTGGGTGATAAGGTTCAGTCGTTGATTACAGATGGGTATGCTATAGTGACCTATATAGACGGTGAAAAGGTGTGGGGCTGGTGGTGTGACGATGAAGCATGTACACAACAACGGTGGGATGATCAGGCTTTCAACCCCGTACATCAGCTAGTGGTCATCGAGAAAGGTAGATGCATGATGGAGGAAGGGACATGAAGCAAAGATTCGCAATAGGTGATAAGGCAAGAATAATACATACTCGTGGCTGGCCCAAAAGATGGTATGGATTGGTGGTAGATATTATGGATGCCAGGCCGGATCAGTTTTCTGCTGATGGTTGGTATTATGATGTTGAAGTTCCCAAAGAGGGCAGGCATGGTTTATATGGTTACAGATTAGAAAGTATATGTATCATGGAGAAGAGATAATGATAGCGTTCAAGCGTATTGAAAACGAATACACCGACATGCGGCTTGCCGAGGCCGGCTGGGACGTGGTCATGTACCACGACATAAGCTTCGACATGTCTGGCAGACCAAGACATGCAACCGTAGACATAGCCAATGATAACTTGTGGTATTTCAGGGCGGTTGGCAGGGCGTACAGGACTGTAGACAGGCTTGTGGCATGGGGCAGGGAACATGGTAAGATCATCATGGATAACTACCTGCTGACAGATGGGCCTGGGGCAAGAAGCAAGCACATGCACTATACAAAGCTGCTTGATGCGGTTAATCAACCGCAAACAACCATCTACCCATCCCTTAACACGGCCCTTGCCAGTCTCTCTTCTTACCCTGTCATACTCAAGTTCAACCGGAACGGCAGGAAAGGCATGGGCACGTTCCTGCTTAGAGAAGAGGATATAGAACACCAGATTAGAGGAACATTAGAGAATCGTAAAGAGAACGGAGAGGGGTTTACTGGTGTGGATACGGAGTGGCTGGTGCAGGAGTACATACCTAATAACGGCGACTATAGAGCTATGGTCATTGACGGCAGGTGCATTGGCATGTACAAGCGCCGACCCAAGAAGAACAAGCTGGTCTGCTCGTCTTCTAATGGCAAGAGTAAGCGGTTCAAGAGCGGTCGCTTCCCTTCTGACGTAGCAAGAATGGCAGAACAGGCAGCCATGACGTTGGGCATAAGTGTCTGTGGCGTTGACCTTGTCAGGCATAGCGACACAAGACAGGTGTATGTTATAGAGGCTAACGAGGCACCTGCGTTTCAAGTATTCGAGAGGGTAACAAGAATTAGTGTGGCCGATGCTATAGCTGAGGCCATGAGAAACAAGGAGGAAGAGCATGTCTAGTCCAGGTGAGATAGTTGGCAGGATTGGGAAAGAATTGGGGCTTACGATAGTACCAAACTATGGCAGGGAATGCAGCGGCGTGAAGAACATGCTTACCCGTGGGTACAGCGAGGAGGAGATAGTGCAGGCTTACATGAAGATAAAACAAGACAAGTTTTGGCAGGACAAGTACCTGTCATGCAGCTATGTGGCCAGTAACATCGAAAGCATGAACATGAAAGTTAGCGAGAACGAGTGGGATAGCGACGCCCTCAAGGCATGGGCGCATGAAAACAATTAACAATATCAGGTTAGCTAACATACCGACATTTGAGGCCGGGCATGAGCTTGGCTTGCTTGGCATAGGCAAGCAGCTAGACAGGTGCAGTAACTGTGGTGGGGCTGGAGTAGTAGTGATAACCTCTATCCTTTCACAAAAGACCACCCATCGTCCCATGACAGGCGGTGGCAAGGTGGCTATACCTGACCAGGATGGGGGCTGGTACATCGGGGAGAGTCATACTGTCCCATGCATCATGTGCAATGGGGATAGAGGGGAACTGGTGAACATGCTCCTTGATTCATGCGGCGTGCCCATGGGTGACAGGACGAAGTCATTCAACTACTATGATGGCATGTCTGGCAGGGAATTGATGGTCGAGACATTACAAGAATTCATGCTCTCCTTCCCGGAATGCAGGGGCATGATAACCCTGTTCGGGCCGCATGACATGGGCAAGACCACTGCGGCTCAGATAGTGGTCATGAACGCATGCAGGCATGGGGTACATGCTGTCTACAAGACAAGCAGGCAGCTAGTCATGGAAATCAAGAAGACATGGGGGGACAGGGAAAGCAGTGAGATAGATTACCTTAACGACAGCGTCCTGCGCCCCCGATTACTGGTCATAGACGAGATAGACCGCATAACTGGTAATGATGTACAGTATATCATTGACGCTATTAACACAAGATACGACCATGATGACAAGGCCACGATACTGATAACAACAAGCAACCTGGCAAATGCCGGCGGCGATGGGTACGTGTTCGCCCGCATGAAGCATGGGTTAAGGATACCGGTGACATGATAAACGAAAGAAGGTTTAATAAGGGTGATAAGGTCAGGGTGACAAGAAAAGGCTCGCTGTGGGAGGGCATGGAGGGTGTGGTTATTAGCACCCACAACTGTTCCGGCGGATACTACCACGGCCTCTTATTTACCGGCCCCTATCATAGATGCAGCTTCTTTAGCTCTTCCTTAGAGCTAGTGCATGAACACAAGTGCATGATGAGCAAGGAGTGATAATGGTTAGTACAATAAGCATTAGCGATACAAAGACAGTTTATACGGAAATTGCAAGGATAGCTGGCAATCATTACTTTGTCGCAAAGAATGTACAGCATATAACCTTTGCGCCTGGAATGCCTCCAGACCTGTGCGAGGCCATATGTCATGAGTTAAAGGTAAAGAAGTGGAACATTGGCAGGCAAGAGAATCAGTTTATAGTAAGGAGTGAGTGGTGACATGCCTAGTATATTCATAAAAGAAGTTGAAAGACCAAAGACATGGGAAATGGCAGAAAAGCTGGTAACGAACAAGGTCAAGGGCATGAAAACAATTGAGATAGAATTCCCGTTATACATGCCAGGCGAACTTGTCGATGCGTTTGGGGTGGAGTTTTATATTGCATCGAGGCGGTCAAGCAGTAACTATTGGATGACTGCATATGACAGGTGGGAGGGGTATAATGTTCGTTAAAACCGGAGAAACGTTGCATGGCTTTGACATGATCATGCCAAAGAAAGGAAGGCTTGTGAGGAAGTGTAATGACGAAGATGGCTTCTGCTGCGTGCAAGCCCGCGATGTAGAAAGATATAGTGAAATATACATTATTGGTGTTGATGGTGGGGAATACAACGGCCGACGACAATCGTTATTGCTGGGCGGGTTCTTTGCAAGTGGTTGGCCTGACTGTGAATTAAGAGAACATGTCCTGCAACATGGCCTGGACGGCATGTTCCTGTATGCCTGCGATGGCACGTTCGAGGTCGTGGAAGACATGTGCATGATGGAGGTGAAACATGATTGAAAGAACCAACGAAAAGCTATGTGGGTATGACATGATCGTGCCATGCCAGGAATTACAAGCAAGCGAGGGAGGTTGTCAACAATGCCTGAATGGTGGGGCCGCGGGTCTTATCAGTCACGGCGAATACAGGCTCATTGGCATTGATGCCGGCCTCTCGTGGCTGCTATGGGGTGAGTTCGGCCGCTTTGGGTTTGAAGACCAAGAATTGTATAGCTATATCGACAAGCATGGGTTACGGGGTGGCAGGTTCTATCACCTGTGCAATGATGTCGCTACTCTGAGAGCAGAGCCATCATGCCCCATGCGCCCTATAGCCAGGGACGCGGGCCTGCCTACCGGTTAATGGCGTGGTCAATGTATCCCGCATGACCCACGTCACACTCATCTTACCCTCTCCAACCAGCTTCTTTAACCTTGCCCTCACTGCCTTAACCCCCATGCCTGTAGCCTGACATATCTCTTCTGTGGTCATGGCTTGCTCGTCACTGGTTATGACATGCGCCTGCCTGATGGCCTCAAGTAGTTCTTGCTCGGTCATACCGCCTGTACCTCACCTGAATCATCGGGCATGTACAGCGACGGTGCTATGTGGTACTTGCCGCCTGATACGTAAACATGCACCCCGCCGATGGGCATGAGCTTGCCGCCATAGCCAAGCCTGTGCGAGAAATGTGTACTCAATTGCCACGGTGGTGTGACAAGGGCACGAACAGGGTAGTTCAAGCCTGAATCAGAGAAGCTGTGGTTATGGCTGCGTATAAGAATGTCTGGCAACGGGCGGTTGTACTTGGCGCAGTACATAACCATGTCTGCGGCCAGCTTCCCTGCCGTATTATGGCTGGTATGATAGCTCCCGCCCCCAAACCTGGGATGGTGGGCTATGTCAAACCTGACGTTTTCTACCATGAACTCAGCCCACATGTGAGCATGGTCACTCCCGCCAAGCCTTTCGGCACGTATCTCTCTTGCGATAAGCTCGTCAATATATCCACCAATCCCCGCATGGGCCTCCGTGCCACGGGTGACAATAACTTTATCGCTAATTGAAACCAAAGGTTCTATGGTTGCTAAGGACATGTCGATGATAGATGGTACATCCTCAGTGATTATCTGAGTCGTGGGGTGATAGTTCTTGTCCGCTATCTCCCCGTTAAATACAGTCACAATCCTGCCTTTCTTGGGTTGGGCAAGGAAGTCTTGATACTTCTGCCAACTCCATGCCTGAGCAGGTGATTGTGAAATATGCTGGCCGTCAGCAAGTCTGACGCTTGGGGCAAGCAAGCCAATAGTTGAGTTGATATGAAGGTCACTGACAATAATCATTGTAGTAGTCATTAGAACATTGTAACCCAATGTCTACATAATGTCAAGGAGTAATAACATGTTTAAGGAAATAGGTGGAAAGGCGCTTGGGTACAAGTTAGTTGAGCGAGAACATAGGGTACTGCTGCCGTATAACGAGGAGTTTGAAGAGGATTGGACATATGATTGGAACAGAGATGGTGAGACAGGTGTCATAGCAGGGGTTAAGCGCCGCAACGACGATGATTTAGACTTTCTCATTGTTATGGATAGGCAAGGACTAGGTATACACCTGCATGAACTTGATGGTGAATTCGTTGTAGCGTATGCAAGCGAGGTGATATTTATTGATGCAGCTAAGACATGCTTCATGGAGGACAAGCGTCATGATATTCAAAGCAGGTGATAAAGTCAAGCTTGCTGGGCTGGGATTAGCGTGTTCATTTGGCGAGAAATACGGCGACAAAGTGTTTACGGTTCACAGCATTACAACAAGAAATGCAAGTATAATTGGAAAATATCAGGTATGGATAGACGTGTATGCCCATGGACAAACTGGCTACCTTGGCACGACATGGTGGATGGAGACGGAATGCTTTGAGCTAGTAAATAGCAGGTGCATGATGGAGGAAAGGAATGACATTTAAGGCAGGTGATAAGGTCAAAGTTACAGAGAGGGGGTTAATAAACATGCCATATACACGCGATCTGGTGCTTACGGTTGACAGAGTTGAGCGAACCAACTTTGGTACACGTATCTGGATTGCCGTGTATGATCATGCTCTTGACCCTAGTCTATGGCTTGGCAGGCAGTGGTGGATGCAGCCTGACAGGTTCATGCTAGTAGGTAGCAAGTGCATGATGAGTAAGGAGGAAACATGAGGCATGAAGTAGGTGAAAGAGTAAGGATAAAGAATGTAGCTGGTTATAGCAAACAAAGAAGGGAAAGGCTGAGGAACGCTGTCGGCACTGTCATTGAGGTTAAAAGGGAGTATTATTCCCCTGATGGCTTGGTATACCGTGTTGACTTTAATGGAGATAAGTGGTGGGTATTTGGGCACAGGCTTGAAAAGGTGCAGGTTAAATGCTTAATGGCAAAGGAGTGAAGATGTTTAAGGAAACTGGACAAAAATATGAACGATACAGAATTGTCGAGCGAACGCATAAAGTAACGCTTACGGCAAGCATGACAGCCCGGTGCAGGACTGGTATGAGCGGGGTGATATGCGGCGTATGTGATGACTCATACATTATAATTATTGACCAGGGCTGGGGCAGGGGTGATTTAGATGCTATATTGGGGCTGAGGGTGAATAGCGGGGGGTACGTATATGTGCAAAAGCGGGATTGCACGCCACCTGTCCCAATACAAGTGGCGTGCAGGATGCGTGACTATTCTGGAAAAACAAGCACAGCCTCGACCCCTCCCTGACCCAGGAAGCCTTGCTCCTGTGCTAGGTAATACGACGCCTCGCCAATGATGTTGTTCTCTTGCATCCATGCCGTCGTGCTTTCATGCCCGCTGCAATCAAAGACAGCGACATGCAGCCAGGGCTGGTCGTTGATGCTTAACCAGGCCGTCTCGCTCATCCTGTCGCAGTCAGGCACAGCAATCAGGCCGTCAAGGTAGGACAGGTCGCGTGGTAGTTGCATGACGGATTGCCGGTACTCAATAGTACCATCCGTTGGGGATTGGTCATACTGGCTCAACCAGCCTGTCTGTACATTTTCAGGCGAGACGGGTACTGGGAGCAGAGAAGATATTCCTAGTAATAGCAATGTTAATATGTTCATACATGTATGTTAGCACATGTTGACAGGAAAACAAAGAGGAAAAGAAAGACATGAAATATAAAGTAGGTGATAAGGTAAGGATAGTCAACCCAGATAAGACTACACAGAGATTGATGCGGTTAAGAGAGAGAAGCATGAATAAAACGTACACTGTTAGGCATGTTATCAAAGCCGTGCCAGTGAAGAAGTCATTGTACGCACTTGAGCCAGACTATGATGGGCACTGCTTATATGCCTCTGAGCTAGAACTATACAGCGACAAGTGCATGATGAGCAAAGGAGAAAGGGCGTGATAGATTACAGGGTAGGTGATAGGGTTTACCTGACCAAGCCAGATGAACAGTCGCTAGATGATGTGCGAGTCAGGGGCATTGACATCTCTTCACCGATGTACGTGGCCGAGAATGTTGGGAGAGTTGTGAGAATAGCAGATGTGACAGGGAAGTATGTATATGTTTACAAAACAGAGGTATCAAGACATAATGGAAAGGAGTGTTTAATGTCATGAGCATACAATCATTGAAAGAAATCATAGAAGCATATCAAGAACTAAGCAGGGTCAAGGAAAAGTACGAAAACCTGCTATACGACTTTGACCCACTGGAAATAGCTGATGATGTGAAGCGGTATCTTACTAGCTGCGGGGTGCCATGGAGTTCAGTTTACGGAAACGAAACAGAGAACGGCGAGGTGGCGGAGACATTGCTAGACTGCGATGAAGCCACGTTCGAGGTATATTTTGGTTACTTAGATGCATATGGCGAGGAAGAAGAAGGTAACTTCATTCTCAGGTTTGACCTGGACACGCTGCTTGCCGGGCCGTCACGTTGGGAGAAGATTGAGAACTTGGTGGCGATTTATGAAGCAGGGGCAGACATAATTGACATCAACCTTACCATACCTCGCTGCCAATTCGATTCTAGCGTATAGCTACAGCCTTACCAATGCCCATGCTCTCCCCGGCCAACCATGTCTCGCATGACCCGCCCTGCCAGCCAAAGGCAGGATTGCTGGCGCTGGCTACGTAGTATGTCACGCCCCGGACGCCTGGCTTGTTCTTGAGAGCATTGTAAAACTGTATGTACTGCTGGGCCTTCTCCTGCGGCGTCTTGCCTGCCTGATTGTGACTGGCCTCAGTCACCCATATTTCCTTGCCTGGAAAGCGGGCGATGTAATCATCAAGCACAGACAGGGCGGCAGACATCGGAAAAACGTCTGACCAGTATACATGCACCCCCAGGGCATCCATGCCCATGACAGCCTGCCTGGACTGCTCGATAAACTGCACATGATCCTGTCTCAAGCCAGGAATATAGCCACCTGGTGATAAGCCGGGGTACATGAGCCTGAGACTTGGCCTGAGAGCTTCAAAACGGCCTCTTAAAGCGTCTAACCATGCCCCAAAGGTGTATCCATCCATCCATGACGTTCCCCAGCCTTCTGGGGCCAAATTAGGCTCGTTGTGAAGTTCGAGGATAACGTCCTTTCCTTGGGCGTTATCAAGGGTACGAATGACATCATCTTTGCACCAGTTAAAGAAGTCATCTGGTGTGACATTCCTGCCGCCGAAGTCAAGAAAGGCCCGGATAATCAGGGTCTTGACGCTTGGCAAGGAGGCAAGGGAAGATACGCTTGACCCGCTATGGGCTGACAAGACTTTAGCTACCTCGATCCTGGCTATGCTAAATTCATTAACTTCTTGCTGGCTAATATCGCCTGGGTCGGAGCGGGCATGCAAGCCAAACATGGGTTGATTGGGTGGGGGGATAGGCGGTGGGACAGGATAGTGGTCTACAATTTGCACACCATTGTCAAGCAAGAAAGCGGTAATATTATCTTGCCAGCGTTCCTGCCACCAGACTTTAACTCTGCTGCCTGCACTGCCGCTATTGACAAGCAAGACGGCATCGTCGGCAGATTGCAGGATGGTTTCTTTATCGGCATGAACGGCAGACAAGACTTGCTGTTTCTCTGCAAGGGTGGCATCTTGTGGTAATAGGTTGACTGTTACTTTATACATAGGAGAATTATATCATGGAACAAAGATTTAAGAAAGGAGATAGGGTGAGGGTAATAAAAAAGTTGTGGTGGTGCAGCCGAACTGGAAAGATTGTTAGAGTTTGGAGCCTTGAAAATCGAGCAGTATACGATGTTGTCTTAGACGATGACAGCGAGTATAGCTTCTTCGACTCTTCGCTAGATAGTGCTGCAACATGCAGGATGGAGGCAAGAAAAGCATGAAAGAAATAGAGATTGGTAAGAAGTACATGTATACATGGCACACACCAGTGCCATGCACTGTAACTGGTCATAGGGATAGGGATGGTTGGATAGAAATTCGGTTCGACAGTGGCGAGACGACATATACCATGCCGAACGGGTGGTATCTTAAGCCAGTACCAGTAATGATGGAGAAGAGAACATGTTAAAAGATTTATATGATCAAGCGCAAGTAACAAAGGCCACGTACATGGCCGACAGGAATAGATTGAATTACGAGATAGAGCTAGTAAAGATATCCTTGCGTGCGCATCTGGTAGAGAATGGGTACAGAGATGTCAGTGTTTGGTTTTTCAGCATGTTGCAGGCAGGCCCGCAGTACATGGTCTATGGCCTTAATCCCGATGACATGCTAGGCTATATCAAGGTAGTTGTGCCATTCAGTTATGCAAACGAAAGAAGCGTCAGGCAGCTTAACCTTGATCCCATGCGGCATGTCAGTCCCTCTGGGTATTCTTCCGGGTGGTGGGGACCGAAGCGCGTATACCTGGACATGGCATGCCAGATGGATTAGTGATTAAATTAGTTATAAAGGAGAATGAAATGAAATACAAAATTACTTTACCAATCGGTGACTGGTCTGATGACGGTCATGGACGTTGTGTCGAATGCGTTTATAAATCAAATAAGCCCGTAGAACAGGTGCGAGAGGCTCATTACAAAATAAGGGATGTCTTTGGTTTTGATGTATCTGACTTCGCAGCAGATTATGGAGACAGGTCGATACCGCAAGACTACGTGGAGAAACTCGTGGAGCATGGGTTTGAATTTAGAGACGACTTGTCCCCAACTGAAATGGCTCGCATTTGGGCCTTTATGCTCGAGAAAGCAGACAAGGAGTTGGAGCTAGAATTCGAGCCGCCAGCGCCATCCATTGTTTTCTATGGCTATAGGGACGGAAAGCATATCCCACATATTGGCTATGGATTGTTCGAGTAAATATATGGTTGCGGGTCAATGACATCTGGGACTACGTAACCGCCAAGGCCATGGAATGTTACTCATGTATGGAGTTGACATTATCTACATTGGTGATATAATAACAGAATGAAAAATGAAACGTGGAAAGAAATACCGGGATACGAGGGATTGTATATTATTAGCAACTATGGACGGTGCAAGAGAATAGCACCAAGGAGAAACGGAAGGCCACTTCCAGATAAAATACTAAAACAATCTAAAGCCGGGTGGCAGGGGAAGTATCTTTCCTATAACTTATCAGATGAGTTTGGGAAAGTCAAAGTTGCCTATGTTCACAGAGCCGTTATAATGACATTCCTTGGCCCACCCCCGACATACACTCATCAGGTCAACCATATCGATGGAGATAAGCACAACAATCATATTGACAACTTGGAATGGGCGACCCCGACAGAGAACCAACAACACAGATACACGGTCTTAGGACAATCTCAGACCGGCGAGGATAATCCGGCAAACAAGTATAGCGAGAAGCTAGTGCGGCGTGTATTGGATATGTACTCAGAGAAGAAATATACTCAAAGGTACATAGCGGAGGTTACTGGTATAGATTACAGATACGTTAATAGCATTGTACTTGGCAGGGCATGGTCACACTTATCGACCTGATACAATAAATGCATGCGGGTCAACGAAATGCTCTTGCACGGCAGGTAAGTTGTCTCCAGGCCAATATGTGGGAGAAGAAAGCAATATGCCAGACAGGCTGATGTCAAAATGCAGGTGGTCTGGTAGGCCATACTCTGTTCCCCCAATCGTGCCTATCACCTGCCCCATGACAACGTTCTGACCGGCAGAAACATTAAGCGTGCGCATGTGCCCGTACCGGGAACACACGCCGTCATCATGCTCTATGACAACGAGCCTGCCCCATGAACTAACCTGCCCATTGCTGTTAATTACTAACTGTGAATAGATTACAATACCGTCTGCAATGGCATGGACGGGGGCATTGTTGTCAGCGTTCCATACCGGCGAGTTCAGGTTAAGGTCTGCGCCTGTATGAATGGCCCATGATCCTGCAAGCAAGTACCTGTTCAGGTATGGGTTGGCATCAACCCACTCTCCAGGCCATACACCAGCTTCACCCTGACCAACCGGGGGAGAATAAGGATTAGATGGTGGGAAAGACATGAATTCTACTACAGTGCCGGGGTAGTATGTGTCATACCAGTCAACGAACTCCTGATGTCTGGCTTCTGCTATGTTGAACAGCACGGCTTTCTTTATGCCCAACCCACAACCAATGCCGGCATCGTCATACGAGAAGGTTATGGTCTGCTTCTGCATGCTGTATGCCAACGCAGCAAGGGCCGTGTAATCAGCCTGGCTCATGCCTGGGTTAGCTACCCATACCTCGCGATTATATGGCTCGCGTGCATTGCATGTGTCAACTACTTCACGCAATTCCCAGTCATCAAGAAACAGGCCGTTGTTGTTCAGGGCGAAGGGCTGCATGAACAGGATAGCTACGGCAGAGTCACCGGGTAAATCAAGCTCGAATACAAGCTCTTGCCATGCGCCGGCCGCAGGTCTTTGCTCTTGCCCAACACGCACGCCGTCAACCTCTACCCACACAATACATGAGTCTGGGTGTGTGGCAAATATCTTGCCGCCATCTGCGTCGTAACCTGTAATCAAGTCAGGAAAGACTTTGACATGCATTTCCCACTTGCCACGAGGCATGACCTGGGCCAGCCCATGATAAATAGAGCCTGACCCCTTGAATATCTTCAAGGTATAGTCACCATCAAGGACAAACAAGGGCTGCTCGTCGGGGGGTAACAAGCCCCTGTGCAATGTTCTTACCTCTGGCCGGACAAACACAGACCATGGCTCGGAATCATATGGGTTGGGTATGGACTCATCCGCGTACCAGAACCCCCAGTCATTGGGGATTTGCAATTCTTTCACCCCGCCTGGGAGATAAAAGCCCTCTTCAAATGATGGGTTCATTAGCATGTTGTCATTTCCTTGTTGTGGGTCTGGTAAGACAGTCTCAAGCGTGTAGTTCTTGACTGGTTCAATAAGCGTGTTGACTTTGTTTGCTATGTCTGAGAAGCCTGGCCCCAAGTACCATATCCCCGCCCCCTTTATTTCATCGTATTGAGCATACAATCTTGCGGCAAAGTCTATGTCAGACATGCACTGTGCCAGAGATGGGATAGAGGTGTAAGCCCAACCAAACTCTGTGATAAATACTTGTGGTCTTTTAATACCATTAGTATCACAGGCCGCAAACAATGCCTCGAACCGGCCTACATGATATGGGTAAACATTGTTCATTCCCTCCATGCCATAATCATATTCATGCACGGCCACGGCGGCCATGTCATGATTCTGCTCGCAGTAGCGCAGGTAGGCAAGCATGCCTGGCTCCTGCCATGCTTCTGGTTCTGGCGTGCCACTGGCCCAGGCAAACATGGCTACTTTATAGCCAAGAGCATTTGCAAGCATGGCAATTTCCACGCCGAACATGCCCAACCACCCAGCTTTTTCCTTGTTTACTTCATTGACTACTTGTATCCATACCTTGTCTTTATGCGCCAGCCAAGTTGGGTGAAAAAAGGGTCGTATCTTAGCCCAATGTTTTTCTGCGGCGTCTTTAGGAGAGAGGTCGTAATCAGGGACGGCATATTGTTCTGAACCGTCACGCACAATCCGACCTATTGCTACAAAAGGCTTGCCGGTTGCAATCGCGTCAGAAATGCCAACATCACCATCGTTACAGAAAACAACCGGGGAGATATCGGCATCGGCAAGCGCCTGAACGTAAGCGCCAATGCCATCAGCATTTCCACCAGACCCACTTGCTAAGAAACCAATCTTGCAATATGCCATGTTAGGTTGCCTTGTCCATGCGAAGGTGGAACCATGCGCTATTTGTTCCAACTATAAGGAACACGTCCGTGCCAGCCCCGCCAGCGTCAAGCAGGGCAAATATTGGGTCTGGAAGCTGTGATGGCGCTCCGAAGGCGCTGTCAAGCTCGGCGTCTGTTGGAACTGCCCCGGCTATGCTTGACTGACTAATGTCTGGGATAATGGAATCGCCACGGCGCATGAACGCATCTGATAAATTAGTCACCAGCCTTTCATTTCTCTTTTGCATGCCTTACCCTCTTGACGCGAAGCCCAAACCCATGAGACTCACACGCTCTTTCAATGTATTCCCCATGCCACCCTTGATGCTCAGGCTGTTTGGGGATTCGTATGTGACAGACTCTATGAATATATACTTAGGGTCTGACTGTCTTGGGAGTGTAGCAGAAAACGGCTTGCTTGTCAACAGTGATTCTATCAGCACCCACTCCCCAGGCTTAACATCCCATGGCTCTATGGCAGTGCCGTCAACGGTGGCAATGGATGGGTACTGGTCATAGATGCTGTATGTATACTTAGCCGCCTTATCCAATTCAAGGGACTTATATATAACCTTTCTCTGGCCCTCGACCATGAACATGGCCCTTTGCCCACTGGAAAAGCCCAAGCCAATCAGTTCCTGGATGACGGCCAGGCCAGACCTGCTACCGTCATCATAGCTTGGCACCTGCAAGGTATTTGCTTCTATGCTGGCATTGCTGGCCGAGAACATGCCGTCTGGGTCATCGTTTAATATGTCGGTAAGCTTTGCCGAAATGTTTACCTCGCCAGTGTCTGCCGTATTAGCATCAAAATAGAACCGGTCAAGGTAATGGTAATAGCCCAGGCATTCAAGCGTAATGCTGCCTGTTCCCGAGCCTGACGAGGACAGGTTCTGGTCAATCTTGGGCCAGGCCGAGTCGTTTAGCCTCGAATTTCTCAGAGCGTTCATGGTTATGGCCGTCTGCCCATCACCACCGCTAATTATTTCAGAGAATGTCCCCCAGCGTAGCTGCGATTCAGCAAGGGCTGCGTAGTTAGTCTCTTCGTTCTCCCCGCCAATAGGTGGGTTGGTGTTATAGCTTCTGGTAACATAGGTGACTTTAATGTTATTAGATATATCCATCAATGGGCCGACGGAGAAGTCAACCGAGTCCATGCTTATGCTCATGCTGTTGACAAACCCTTCCCAAACCAGCCCGCTTGGGGCATACACTTCTATGTGCCTGCCCAGGCCGAAGGCCATCCAGTCCCTTGTCTCGGCATCGGAAAAGATCACCTCCATGGTCATGGAATCATAGCCGATTGTAGCCCCGCTTGTCTGGCTGTACCTGCCCGTCTGGTAATCAAACAGGTTCTCGTACAGCACGCCGGTAAGCAGGGATTGAGCGGACAAGGAGTAGGCTGTTGAAAGCAAGGGTGGTTTAACGGTAGCAGTCAGGC